GGTTGGGGGGGGGGGGGGGGGGGGGGGGGGGGGTGTAGAAAAGTTTCTACCCCTAAGAAAGAGAAAGGGGGACTATAGGGGGTATGAGATAGATAGTATATACTATCATATAGACTATTAAATATTATATATAGTACTGTAGATAACAGGGGGGGTGTAGAGAATATTGATACTATGTAATTGTAGGCTAGTGATACTATACCTAAAACTATGGAGGAGTATTGTAATGGATATAAACCCCCAACCTATACAATCTAATAGGTACGGTATACCACCTAGTATCTATGCTCCTACTACCTATAATATATAAACTGTTAACTTGTATAATATACTTATGTATAGTAGTATCAAAGTGTTATGTATATACCTATGGGTTAAGGTAGTTATTATTATAAAATAATTCAGGTATGTACCCATTAATCAGAATAGTGATGTAGAGTATTTAGTAAGAGTTTACTTTAGTTAAGTAACCTATTCTTAAACTATAAATCCTCCATTCCTCCTCTATGAACACCTATTGTCAACTATAATCCATAACCTAGTTGACAGTTAAATGTAAACCTAGAAATTATTATTGGTTTACAATAGGAAAACAAGATTAAAAGTATTTTAGTTTTATTGCCTATTCTAAAAAAGATTTTATGTTATACTTTAGTATGATTAGTTTAAGGTGTTTAGTATGCGGTAAGCAGATTACCTATGTTAGAATCAAGACAGGAGCAGGTGTTTGTATTACCTGTGGAGCTATCCTACCAGCAGATCAAGTCAAATCCCAGAGAGAAGCTCAAATCCAGGCAATCAAAGCACAAGATAACAAATAACCTTCCTTAACATAATATAGAATAAAACTTAGCCCCTATGAGGCTCTAGGTTCGATTATCTTGACCTGTCCAGTATAATCCTATACCCTAGTTTACCTTACTTTACCACCTCCCAAAATATAAAATTGATTTGGGAGGCTTTTTTGGTTATCAATATATACTTAAATTATATCTTATTTATTAGTTAACAAATGTACAATGAGTCTACCAATTTTCATAACCAATGGGTTATATTATATACAACTAATGGTTGGGTGGGAATGTAGGTTGGTTGGGTTTGGTAGTGTTTTGGTTTTGGTGTTAGTTTTAAGTGGTATATAATCATAACCAAAGATTGATTGTTAATTTGGTATACACAATTAACATAAATACTTCTTTACATTTTAACAAAATATGCTATACTTTAAATATATTTGAAAGGAGGTGATTTTAATGATTAAAGAGAAAAGATTGTCAATTAACATATCAGAAGAATTACACCAGGAATTAAAAGTTAAAGCAGCGCAGAATAAAATTTCATTAAAAGCGTTAATATCAAAGATTATTGATAAGTATAAAAAGGAGGTTTGAATTGTTTAAAAATCACAGGGAATGGGAAATTAGTAATAGGTTGGATAAGAAAAGACGCAAAGCAATTGGCAAGGTAAGACAAGCGGTTTTAAGTGGTAAAATTATCAAGCCTGAAAAATGTAGTCAATGCAATGATAATAAAGGTAGGATTGAAGGACATCACCCAGATTATAAAAAACCGCTTGCGATTATTTGGTTATGTAGGTTTTGTCATAGGAAAATGCACGTTGAGATAAACAGAACGAAAAAACAGTTAACTTTAGCTATAACAGAATTAACAAAAAATAGTTAAAATAGTTCTTGACAATGTTTAACAAAGTGTTATACTTAAATTGTAGAGGGAAAGAGAAGTTAAACCAATAATGCGGAGGTGGAGAGAATGAACTACAAGGAAGTGCTTGAAGATGTTTTAGATAAAAATAAGATTGCTTGGTGTAAAAATTGCGATAGTTATTCAAGCCATAAAAGAGGTTTTGTCAAATGGTCAGATAACCGGACAATACATCTTGATAGTGAGATTGCTACAAGAAAAACACTTCATAGAGCTTTGCACGAAGTCGGACATTGTATTCAAGGGAATTATGGTAGAAGGTTTGAGGAAGAGTTTTTTGCAGAAGGATATGCTACTTATAAAATGAGGGAATATGGGATAGTCGTTCCTCGTGAAGTAGTAGCAAGGGGCAAGGATTATATAGCAAGGAAAAAAAGGCACGGGGATAATATTATCAAGGGTAAAGACTAACCAAGCAACACAAAGCGGAGGGGTAAAGATGGTAAAAGGCGATAAAGTTAATATCTATCACGATCCTGAAACTAAACAGAAACTTGAAGGCAAAGCAAAGCTGTTGAAACAAATACAAAAGTTTTACTGGCGTGTTAAGTTTGAGAATGGCGACATTGTAGATAGATTTATTTATTAACCGCACCACAACAGAGGAGGGGCAAAATGTTAGAAATCGGACAGAAAATAAGGATAATATCGGATAATGAGAATTATAAGAAGTATGTTAAAAAGACTTGGAAAATATCTAATATTGCTCACAATAGACAGGAACACCCTGGATATGATGAAGGTATGGGAAATGAAGCCTTAATTGATTGCGAAGGATTACCGTTTAGCTTATATGAATATGAATTTAAATTAGCTTAACACAAAGGCAATCCAAATTGCCGGAAAGGGAGAGAAATGAATAAAACATTAGAATTTACTCAAATAGCAGATAGTCGCTTTAATGAAAACGAAGAAACGCTCAAGGCAAGGGATAAGGATATAAAAATAGCACTAGCTAAACTTGAAGGCGTTAGTTTAGTTAAGGAAAGCGTTATTAGGAAACTGGATTTTAAGGATAATATATTACAATGGAGAAAAAACTATTTTGTCCAAAAAAATAGAAAAACTACCTGGAATGAAATTTATGGGGTAATAAATAAGATTAAAGCTGTACCATATTATTTAAGTTAAAGACTAACTAACCCCAAGAAAGGATAAGAGAATGAAACATACAATAGGGAATTGGGAAGTTTCAAATGGAAGACGCATATTGGGAGATGGGTTTTATGTTGATACAGAAAAAGAATTAGTAGCTTATTGTGGTTCAAAAAACAAAGCCGAAGCTAACGCCCGTCTTATCGCTTCTGCTCCTGAATTATTGGATTGTTTAAAAGAAGCTCTCGAATGGTTGCCAGAATTGGGTGTTCACAATAATTCACCTACACTTAATAAATTTAAACAAGCTATCGCCAAAGCGGAAGGTAACCAATGAAAACCTTACTACTAATTACCTTGATACTATTAGCTGGGTGTGATAGGCAAGAGCCAGTATGGGCAGAGGTTGACTATACTAATGAACAGATTGCTAATGCTATCTATAAAGCAGAAGGAGGGGATAAAACAAGCCAGCCCTATGGAATATTAGCTCACTACAAGCACACAAGCCCAAGACAAGCCTGTTTAAACACCATAGCACACGCAAGGCGGGACTTTCAGGGTGGGGACTTTATATCCTTCCTTGGAGCAAGATATTGCCCTGTAGGGGCTTTAAACGACCCGCAAGGGCTTAATAAAAACTGGGTAAGGAATGTTAGGTATTTTTTAAGTAAGGATAATTAGTTTATTAAAAACCGTTTTTTATGCGAGCGCAAGCGAGCATAAGAAAGGAGATAAAGACAATGTATAAAGGAGTAATTACATACCGAGAGTCTGGGAAGATACAGAAGTTAGAAGTTAAGCAGGATAATGTTTTTAAGTTATTAGAGATTATGGTAAGGTTTGATGATTTATCAGTCATTGAAATTCATATTATAAAGGAGGTGGTTTAGTTGAAATTTAAAATACCAAAGTCAGAAGTAATCGCAGTAATGAAGCAGTTAAGGGAGATGGGATATTCTAATGAAAAATTAGCAGTTATGCTTGACAAGACAAGCCAGAGCATTTGGCGGTGGTCAAGTCTTGCGAACAAGGGAACGCCAGACAAAGCAAACTATGAATTACTCAAAAGGCTTACAGTTAAATAAGGAGGCTCATAAATGAATAACGATACTTTACTTATGATTAAAAGAAAAGTCCAAGCCGAAGATGATGATGTGATTATAGTATTACATATAAAACAAAAGGATATGGCAAGGGTTACAGGGGCTTTAGAATTAGCGGGGATAACTAAACAAGAAACGCAATTAGTGGGAGGTCTTAAATGAGAGATAACTATTACAGATAAGTTGGCATTAATTTTAAGGAGGGAATATGAAAAGTTGCTTTACTTGCATATTTAATAATAAAGTTGAAGACAAATGCGATAAGGATAAACAATACTTTTATGCAGAGTTTGGTAAGAACTGTTTAGATTATAAAGAACAAATTAAGGAGGAGGATTAAAAATGAAGGCTCATTACCAACCATTTGTAGATTTCTATGTTCCAACTTACCGGGAAGAATACTTTAGATTTTTAATCCAGAAATATCCAACAGCAAAGCCAAGTTTTAGACGAATGAGTTTTAATAGGTTAAGGGCTATTTATTTGGCGATTAGGAGTAGAAAGGGATAGAATGTATAAAGTATTTTGTCCTACGCATTTTAGAATAATGTTTTTAGATAATGATAAATTAGTTTGTCCAGTATGCGAAGAAGAGAGGTTAAAAATGTCTGAACCATATGAAGAAAAGTTATTCCGTTGTGATAGTTGTAATAATGATTTTATTAAAGACCAAATGATTGAGGAAGGTGATTTAATATTTTGTAAAGAATGTTTTTACTCGTTACTAGAGAAGGGGGAAATGTAATGAAAATAAAAGTTAAAGACAATTTAAAAAACGGTTTAAAAGATTTACAGGTGGTTATTAGTGATGTAGAGTTTTGCTGTGATGTAATTGGGAAAAAGCCAAGTATTATGTTCTGGCTCGACGAAGATTCGAGTGATAGCTTAGCTTTTCATCTTTCAACAATTCTTCAGGATAGAGAGAGAGCAAAGAAAAAACTGGAAAAACAAAGTTAAATATGTTATACTCTACTTGTGAACAGGGAGTGGTTTTTTTATTGCCCAAAATAGCCCGTAGTAGGTGTCAGTTAGCTACCGCTTTCTGTTCACACACCGAAAAGGGCTTTTTTATTTGGAGTAAACTATGAGAAAAGGAAGTGGTGGTAATTGTAGTATAATTAATTGTAGTATAATTAATTGTAGTAAAAAATATTTTGCAAAAGGATACTGTCATAATCATTATGAAAATTTTCTTAGAACTAATAATCCTTTAGGCAAAAGATATAAATGTTTTGCAAAAAATTGTAATACAATGATATCTAACTATAAATATTGTTGTCGTCATTCAAAGCGTAATTCATTACATCGTTCTTTAGATTTATCTATTAAATATAATCCAAGAGGAAAAAAACATATGTGGTATACAAATGGGAAGTCAGAATATCCTAATAGTTATTTAATGAAAAAAAGAAGATTAGTAATATTAAAAAAATTTCCGATTTGTCAATTATGCAATAAAAAGAAAGCTATCCAAGTCCATCATAAAGACGAAAATAAAGCAAATCATAGTTGGAAAAATTTATTATCTTCTTGTGTTAGATGTAATTGTAAACAAAGTTCTAAGTTTTTTAAAAGATTTGGATATACTCTTGATGAACTTTCGAAATTACTTAAAAAGGGAAGAAATTATCTTTGGAATCATCAGGACAAAATAAATGATTTTTTACTGGACAAATAACTTTTTTGTGTTATACTACAATTAAGTTATACAAATGGAGGCAGTAATGTTAAAGATGAAGGCTCAACAAAATAAAATATTAGCAGGAAAGGAAGAAAACCTTTTCTGCTTTTTTATTGTGCCTACTTTGGGATGCCTCCGCATTAGTGGTTTGATGAGCCTTACCACAACCAGAGTAGGCACTACAATTTTAAGGAGTTATTATGACAGAGTTTGAAATTAAATTACTAAAGGTTTTAGAATTAGTTGGTAAGAAGTTAGAAAAAATAGAGGAAGAATTAATTAAAATAGAGGAAGCATTATGAGTATTCAACAGTTGATAGATGATACCTTAACTATTGAGCAAGAGGTTAAGTCGAAAAGAATTAGGTCAGGGAAATTCTCACCAAGCTCTTTTGGGAAATGTTACAGAGCACAGTATTGGAATAGGAAAAATGAACCAGTTACTAACCCGCCATCGGTTGAGGCATTACGCAGGTTTAAGGTAGGTAATATTATCCATTCCTATGTTCAAGGATTCTTTCCACAAGCACAAAGAGAAGTTATTGTTTTAAGTGGTGATGATATGGTGGGTTATGCGGATATAGTATTACCAGATGAGGTTATTGATATTAAGAGTTGTAGAGCCTATGAATTTAAGTTATTTAAGAAAAAAGGTTTTGATGTTAAGGAAGATAAGTTTCAGAATTGTTTGCAAGTTTGCACCTATGCTCTATTCCTTAACCGCTCTAAAGCTAGGCTTGTATTTATAGAAAAAGATGCGCTGGATAGTAAAGAATTTGAGTTAGAAACAAAAGATTTTAAAAAAGAAGTTGAAGATGAATTGGAAATATTAAGGGGATACTGGAAAGAAGATAAACTACCCCCACCATTACCAAGAGCGTATGGAGGCAGAGAATGTGAATATTGTGGATTTAAAGATAAATGTTTTGAATTAGAAGGTAAAACTACAAAGGAGGGATAAAATGGAATTACCTATTAAAGCAAGTCCAAAAGTATTAGAGTTATCAAAACAAGTTATACTGCTTTATGGTAGAGCAAAGATTGGGAAGTCAACATTATGTTCACAGTTTGATAAACCTTTATTTTTAGCTACCGAGAGCGGGCTTAATCAACTAGAAGTATGTAAGGTTAATATTAACTCTTGGGAAAAGTTTTTAGAGGCTTGTGCCGAGATAGCTAAAGGTAAACACGAATTTAAGACCATCGTAGTCGATACCATTGATAATCTAGTAGTGTTCTGTTCAGATTTTATTTGTAGAACACACGATATTAACCATCCAGCGGACATGGCTCATGGAAAAGGTTGGAATTTTGTAACTTCTGAGATACAAAGAGCATTAGCTAAATTATCTATGTTACCTTATGGATTAATTTTAGTTAGCCATTGTGATATGGAAGAGATAGAAACAAAGGTTAAGAAGTATAATAGGTTCACAATTTCTATCTCTGGAAAGAATAGAGCTATATTCCTTAATATAGCAGACCTTATTCTTTTTATTGATAGTGAAATGGATAAGGATGGTAATGAAAGGAGGATGATTAGGTGTAGACCTTCGCTATATTGGGAGGCAGGAAACCGTTTTGGAAAACTTCCAGATACTATTCCGTTAGATTATACAGAATTAGCAAAGTATTTTGTAGAGAAAAAGGAAGAAGTTAAAAAGGAGGGTACAGATGGAAAGTGAAGTTAAGGAAATAAGAATAAATGGAATAGATTATATTCCAAAAGGTTCACAAGAAAAAGATATTATTAATGATATTAAAATTGTAGTTCTTCAAAGGGGTTGGATTGTAGTAGGAAGGTTCGAAAGAAAAGATACACAGTGTAAACTTCATAATGCTTCAGTAATAAGAACCTGGGGAACTACAAACGGATTAGGAGAAATTGCAGAAGCTGGTCCAACTTCAAGTACTAAACTTGATAAATGTAGAGGAGTTGTGGAATTTGATTATATGACAGTTGTTTTAACCTTAGACTGTAAGGAGCAAAAATGGTCAAACAAACTTTAGAAGAAACGCATAGTTCTATTGGCAATGGCTATGGCTATGGCAATGGCGATGGCTATGGCAATGGCAATGGCAATGGCTATGGCAATGGCTATGGCAATGGCAATGGCGATGGCTATGGCAATGGCTATGGCGATGGCAATGGCGATGGCTATGGCGATGGCAATGGCGATGGCTATGGCAATGGCTATGGCTATGGCAATGGCTATGGCAATGGCGATGGCTATGGCAATGGCGATTAAATATTATTATAAACCAGAACAGAAAGGATAGAAAATGAGCGAAGAGAATTTTGCTGATGACGCAATGAATGGTAGTGGAGATAATTGGTTAGGTAATTTAGGCGGTTATGTCCCAGAAAAAGTTAAGGATAATGACTTTGGGATTATTAAAACTACAGCTAATTGCAAGTTCAATTTCTTTAGGATTGAGGACTATAAGGGAGAGATTGAGGAGTTAAAGGGAACAAAGGTGGCGAGGTATGAGATACAGATTATTGATGAGGGAGAGTTTTTAAACCGGAAATTATGGAAGAGGTTTTATTTAGGGAGCAAGAAAACTGATAAGAAGGGTAAGTCAGATGTTCAGAAAATGGCTGATGTTCTTTTTACTCTTGGATATGAGTTTAGTTCCCAAGAGGAATTAGAAAAGGTGTTGGAGTTGGCTTGTGAGAATGTAGTTTCTGTAAGAGCCTGGGGGTGGAAACCCGAGGGTGAGGGTAAAGAAGCTATCCAGTTCCATACGATTAAGGGTATAGGTAAATCAGTAAATAATGGTGAAGGTAATCCAGAAGCTGCACCATTCTAGGAGTAATTGGGGCTTGTGCAGACAAAGTGCAGTATCGGTAAGATTCAAAGAACGGCACTTAATCCCCAGGCTAATCACTTACCATTAGTTTGTGGTAATTGCCAAGCCCCAACTTTTAAACTATGATACTTATCCAGGATTCACGTGAGCAGACTCCACTTTCCATAAATCACAGATACATAACTGAAACTAAAGTTCAGAAGCTTCTTGTCGGGGACTATATGGTAATGCTAAATGACAATCATATCCCACCAATATCGTTTGAAAGAAAAAGTCAATCTGACGCCGTGGGAACACTTACTCAAGGATATTCCCGCTATCGTAAAGAAATCAAAAGAGCCATAGAAAACAAGATTTTATTGGTTATGATTATTGAATGTTCCTTAACAAAGTTTTTGAAGGGGATTCCACAGAGCCAAAGAAGTGGGGAGGAGTTGGTTCAGCAGATTTTTACGATTGCCTTAAAATATAGAGTTCCCTTTGTGTTTTGTAACGATAGGGCTGAATCCAGCCGATTCATTCTGGAAACATTCCTGGCTTATGGTAGAAGCTATATGATTAATAAAAAGAAATGAAAACTTTATTCCCTGTAATTTTAATAATCCTCGATATTTGTGCTTCCATAGTTTACGGTTTTTATGGAGATTGGATTAGAGTTGCTTATTGGATTGGTGCAGGTTTATTGACTTGGTGTAGTATTTATATGAGGTGATAAAATTTCTAACTTTGGTAACTATATAGGAACAGATTTTCTTTCTAAAGAATTCCCTCCAAGAGAATGGTTGATAAATAATATATGTAGGAAGGGCGATTCTGTTATTCTTGTCGGCAACGAAAAGAGTGGTAAGAGCTTGTTTGTATTCCAGCTTCTCTGCTCCCTTACTTCCTGCCACCCCTTCCTTGATCTCTATAATGTACCTAAACCCCTAAAGGTAGTCTATATCCAGCTAGAAGGTGAAATAGCAGATAGCCAAGACCGAATGAAACGAATGATTAAAACCATAGATATAGAGCCAGATAACTTTCACCTAAGGTTCTCTGCGCCTCTTAACCTAGAAGAAAAAAGATTTGCTGATGGATTGGCTATGGATATTTTAAAGAACTTTAATCCTAAAGGTAAGGTAGCAGGACAGGAAATAATCAAACCAGATATTGTAATTATAGACCCTATTTACTTTGCTTTTACAGGTAGCCTTAATGAAGATGAAGATGTTAGGGCGTTTCTAGGTAACCTTAGAACTTTTAAAGATACTTTAGATTGTGCGATTATTCTAGTCCACCATACCCATAAGACTAGACTTAATTACAAAGGTAATGTAATAGAAGAAGGTGATGAGGCTTTATTTGGTAGTAAGTTCCTTAAGGCTTGGGCAGACCATATCCTACTCTTTATGTTTGATAAGAAAACAAAGTTAAGAACCCTTTCGTGTGATACGCAGAGGTCAGGTGATATTATAGAAGCCTGTGAGTTAAGACTAATTGAGCCAGAACCTTTATACTTTGAAAAGGTAGATAAAGAACAAACTAAAGACCTAATCGTAGTTGACCTATTAAAAAGAGAAGATTTTAGGGAAGGTTTATTGGTAGAGGATATTAAGGAAAAACTAGGGATTAGTAGCACTTCATTCTATCGTTCCATCAAGCAACCCCTAGCACAAAATATGATAGTTAAATCTACTACTAAACCAATGAAGTATAGTTACAACTGGTCAAGAGATAAAGGAGCAGGGTTACATATGGAGAAAACACAAGGTAATGATTAACACTCTGGCTGGGGTTGTTGATGGTTCTATTGACGAATAGAAACCGAGGGGGTAATTAACCGCAGGTTCGAATCCTGCCAATCCCAGCCGGATAAAATAAGATGAATATTATAGAAATACAAAAGGCGATGAGAAAATTGGTTAAAGAAAAAGTTTTTCTTATTGAGAATATGGATATTACTGGCGGAAACAGGGGTATGCGAAATAATAACAGGGTTTGGCAACGAGTTAAAAAAATAGACAAAGAAACTAAGTTATTGAATAAAAAATTGTTTAATTTATAGCCGGATAAAATTGAGGAAAATAAAATGAAGATAGCTCGCAACCAATTACTCACAGAACTGGTGGAGGAGATATGATAAATTTAAGAAGTTTAGAATATCAGAACTTTGAAGATAGTATTTTAATATTAATTGATGACGGAGCCACTACAGAAGAATTAAAAGAAAGACTTGATTTTATAATTAAGCAACGAGAAATAGATTTACTATAATTTAAAGGAGAGCGATGTGGATAGATCTATGAGTAAAATAAAAGAAGCGTTAGCTGTATTGGCTATTAGGATATTAGCATATAAACTTTATGATAAAGAAAAATCTATCGAACGAGCATATCAATTCATTATTAAAGAATTTATTAAAATGTTGCCTCCACCAAAAAAATGTACTTTAGTAGGTAAGGGTGAAAAATGCGGAGATGATATGCACCTAACAGCCATCGATAATTATAATCAATGTCTTAAAGACATAAAAATGAAATTGGAGCGTTAAAATTGTGGACTAAACAAGATATATTAGAAGCATTGCAAGATGAACCTGATATAGAATTTAAAACAAAGGAGAAACCAATGACCCCAGATGAAGTGGTGAAGGTGTTGGAAGAAGATTTAAGAAGAAACAATCTTGCTATACAAAATTGGTATAAACCTGAATACTTTAATAAAAATAGAGGACAAGCCCTTTCCTCCGCCATTACTCAAATCCAAGACTACCAGAAGTTGAGGGGAAAAGTAGATAAAGAAAGAATAGAAAGCATCTTAATATATATGCACGATATGCCTAAAGAAAAAATAGCCCAATCAATCGTAACTTATTTACAGCAACCAACTGAACACTAATTTTAGGGGGGGGGTAGATGAATATTTTAGAAGCGTTAAATCAAATTATAGATAAAGGGATAGAAGCAGTTAAAAGAGACTATAAAGAGGGAACTGATAAGTATAACGGTTCTATTGCTGGGTTTGAAGAGTGTAGGAATAAAAATCCAGGTGAATTGGCGAACCTACTCATCAAGTCTCGTCAAGATACCCAGAAAGCATTTTTGCGAGCCTCAAAAGATATAACCGAAGGATATTGGTTTGTTCGTTGTTTTGAATTAGAGGTTGAGTGGGTTTGCAATGTTCTTTCAGCAATACTACAAAACAATCATTTACCAGTAATAGTTGTTCCTACTTGTAGAGGAATAATGACAGCAGCGGAAATTATAGGCGTAAGAAAGTAGAGAAAGTATGAGATGGCTTAATGGACAATCTTGGTATCGTTGGGTAAGGTGCAATGTTTTTAATAGACATTATTATTTTTGGTGTGGTGATACTGATTTATATGGGCAACAATAGTGGAAAGAACTTAAAGCTATAGAATGTATGGATATGGACAGCAAACAAGATAAATTACCAGTATATCGTGAATATTTATATGTTTGTGAGAACTGCTGGAAATTTGAGAAAATAAGAATATAACCTAAGAAAGGATAAAAACCTATGAGCGTGAAAGGTAAAATAAAATCAATAGATGAGGTAGATAAAACAGATATTTTTGGAGAAACTGCTTTATGGGTATGGGGCAAAAGTATTCCTCTGGAGATATTTGAATTTCAAAGGTTTTTGCGGAAAAGTCCTATAGGAAAATATGTTCGTAAATTAGAAAAGGAAAATAAAGAATTGAGTAAATATTATTAAATTCTCCCCAACAAGAAAGGAAAATCAAATGAGCTATTTAAGCCACGCAGAAAAAGAGTTCGAATTAGCAGGTTGGAAGGAAGAGGGAACAGATGTTTCGCAAGGTTGGGTAATGGACAATATCAGGGAACTTTTAGCTGTATTATCAAAGCAAGGTCATTCTGGTTCTTCTGCCCCCTATGTTCTTGACTTATTTAACCACCTCGCAAGATTTGAAATAATCACCCCGTTAACAGGAAAAGATGAGGAGTGGTGTAATTGCTCTGAAGGGTTGTGGCAGAATAACCGAGATAGCAGAGTGTTTAAGGATAAAGATGGTGCTTGGTTTATAGATGGTAAGACATTTTCCGATGATGGTGGTAAGACATATTTCACAAATGGGAAAAGCCATACACCCGTAACTTTTCCTTGCTCTCGTGAAACATTAAAAACAGAATATATAATTTTGGCGGAAGAAAAAGTAAAAACACAGGAGGTCAAATGAGCGTGAAGGGAAAATGTAAACACTTAGTATATTTAGAAAATAGATGCCTATTAACTGATGATAGTTGTGTTGGTAAAGAAATCTGCGAAAATTACGAGGAGGAGGAGAATTGATTTCTCATAGGTCAATCGGGTTATTCGTTTATAGAATGTCCTTTGCAAATACCTCTCTTGTCAATTTTACTGCATTGAGGAACATACTCCAAACCCTTTGCTTCAAGTTGTCCGAGATAGGCAAACACTTCTTCGTAAGTCTTGGGGTTACCTTTGGGGTATTCAAAAATTCTTTGAGGGATATTATGTTCTTGGTTGTATTCAGACATCTTTCTTGCCCACTCAATCGTAACACCCATACAATAGGTATTCCCAATTTTAATCTTGGTCATTTTAGTTCTCCTGTTCTCCGACGACCTATGAGAAAGAGCAATTATTCTTATACTATAGTATACCACATTACACCGACGAGAAATTACAAAACAGCGTCGGATAACCCCTAAATCTGTGGATAAGTGCCAATTTTAGAGATTTTTTGTGAGGGGGAAAAATAGTTTAGAAAAGAAGGGGTTTTTAGAAAAAGCGTTGTTGCAAATAGGGGACTTATGGAATTAAATCAAAATTCAAGGACTATTTTACCGACGAGAAAAGTTATGCACAGGAAAATGTTAAGCACGAATAATTTCGTCGGGGGAAAGAATTAAAAACCAACAAGAAAGGAAAATCAAATGAGCGTGAAGAAGAAAAGTTTGGTGGGGTGGACAAGTGTTGTTTGGAAAAGTTATTTTAAATTCTCAAAGGTTCACGGTGGGGAATGGCAGTTAGAACCAAGAATAATATTTAAGCACAAGGGGGGAAAAGGAGTAGATAGCGAAGTCAAAGTCCGTATCACCATAGAGGAGGTCAAATGAGCGTGAGTTTGAGAGAGGTTAGGAAATAATGCCATTTAAAACAGGTTCGTGGGGTATACAAGCCAAGATGCGGGAAAAGACTCTAAAAAGGATAAGCTATAAAAAAAGATACTATTGTGAAAACAGGGAAAGGTGTTTGGCTTATAGAAGGGTGTTTGAGAAAGTCAATCCCCGAACGGATTACTATCTAAAAGTGGCAAAAACCCCGAAAGGGATAGCAAGATATATGCTCCGTAGTGCTGTAAGGGAAGGACATATTATAAAACCAAAGATTTGTAGTTCTTGCGGTAAAGAAAAATTACTACACGGACACCATAAAGACTATTCAAAACCACTTGAGGTTATTTGGGTTTGTGCAATGTGCCACGCTGAAATACATAGGAGGATTAAAAATGGATAAGGAAGAAGCAATAGAAATATTAAAGTTAGCAAAAAGAGTAGGGGTAGTTAATTCAGACAAAAAGATTGCTCTTGATTTAGCCATTGAAGCTCTTTCTGCCCCTCCTCAACTTACAGAGGAAGAAGTGGAGAAGATATTGCCAGCTAAGAAAACATTAATAAGTCCATGGGATAGTGGATTTAATGTTGCCAGAGAATCTTGTACAAGCCCTTATCGGAAAGTGTGGGGAAGGGGATGTTATAGACAAAACAAGGGGTGTAGGATGTGTAACCTGTGAATTTAAAGAAAACATTTGTATTAAAGGACAATGTAATTATATTGAGGAGTGTAAATAATATGGATAAAATAATCATTGTTAAGGATTGTAGAACCTGCCCGAAGCAGTATTGGAACGAAAAAGTAAACGAACCTTATTGCTCTTTATTAAAAAAAGATTGTTTAAGCGGTCAAGGAGTTCCCTTAATGGATTGTCCACTTGAAAATATGCCCACCCCAACATTTTCGGGGAGTTGTCAAATAAAAGTAAAAAAACCTTCAACACTAAAAGAAACAATTAAAGAACTCACCGAGCAGAAGGAGTATTGCCTAACAAAAGAAGAGCTATTAAAAAAAATAAAGCCACAAGAATGTTATAGTGGCGGAGTAAAGATAATAAATACTTCAGCAGAAGGTCTTATTGATGTAATTTGCGGCAAACCAATTCCAGCGGAGAAGAAAGAGTCTCCCATTAGCAAATGCTGTAATGCTTCGGTGCACATTGAAGGAATATCTGATTTTCCTGGGGATAAAAAATCCTGTACTCAATATTATGTCTGTGATAAGTGCGGCGAGGCTTGCGATTTAGCGGAGTGGAATAAAGAACCCAAGCCTAAAGATAGGATTGACGCAGTAGATTTATTAAGAGAGTGGAAATTAGCCTTAGATGATTGGTTTAGTAAATTTGATGGTGAATAATCCGCCACATTAACAAGGAGAGTTAAAATGATGAGCAATCACGTAACAAGTTTAGAGTTAAGTAAACAGTTAAAAGAAGTTGGATGGAAGAAGGAAACGGAGTTTTGGTATTTACCTTGTTTTAATGGAGAATTAGAAGAGTGGCATCTTGTTCCAAAAAAAGAAATATGCGGCTGTGGTGGGTGTAAAAGAGCTGTTCCTGCTCCCATCTCTGATGAATTATTGGAGGAGTTGCCGAAGTTTGTGGCTATAACAAAATTAAATGATAATAGTTATAGCGTTATACTTCTTGGTACAGATATTGACTTCAGAAGTAATTTACCCAACGCCCTTGCCAAAATGTGGCTCTATTTAAAAAAGGAAGGACTGATAAAATGACCACTCATAGCCAATTACCGTGGAAGTTCAGAAATACATCAGATGACCAAAAAATGATTTTAAGTGAAAATGAAAAATATATATGTAGTATACAAATTTGGCAGACACCCAGAAGAATGGGTTATGATATGGAAGAAGAAAGATTAGCCAACGCCGCTTTCATTGTCCATTGCGTGAATAATCACGAAAGGCTTGTGGAGGCGTTAAAGTCAATAGCTGACCATGAATGGGTAAGTGGAATAAGAGATGAAGAAATGCTTCAAAAATGGGTAAATGAGTTTGTTTATACAGCCAAGCAAGCCCTACAATCAGCGGAGGATAGTAAGTGAGTTTATTCGGCTGGGTAAATAATTGGCGTTGGGAGAATGAGGATTGTATGTTTAATGATATTGGTTGGTGTATAGATAGGATTTTTTCAATGTTCTATAAAGAATGAAAAAAAGAAAAGTAATAATGAAGGATTTACCATCTGATAATCAAGCACAATCTGCCTATACAGAATCTTCTATTAAATTACAGGGTGATTATACTTTAGTTAGAACATATAAAATAAATAAAATATCAGTAGTAATCCCAACCTATAAAGATAAAGTAGACCAAGCGCATATTACTGAATTATTCAGTAAACTAGGTTATGTTACCCAAGTTATTATTTCCCGTGATGACCCTCATATTGGAAAAGGTAACGCTATTCTACAAGGATTAAAATTAGTTAAGAAGATTATGTTGTAATTATGGATGCTGATTTACAAATAGACCCTTGTGATATAGATACCTTCTTTAACATTATGGAACTTTACGATGCTGATGTAGTAGTGGGTAATAAATATCATATATATTCTAATATAGAATACCCCTTTATAAGAAAGATTATTAGTAATGGTTATCGGTTTTTAGTCAAGATATTCTTTGACTTGCCTTTACGTGATACTCAATGCGGATTTAAGTTATTTAGGAGAAGTGTTATAACCAAGATTATGCCAATATTAAAAGAAACCCGCTATTGCCTTGACTTAGAAATGCTCATTGTGCTAAGAAAGAAAGGTATAAGAGTAGCGGATGCACCTGTATATGTTAAGAAACAAGAAAATGCTGGTAGTATTAGCATTAATAATATACTTATTACTTTTTTTGATACAATTAGAGTATGGATAAAAATGTTAAGGAGAAAATATGACTAAGAAAGTTTTATGTTCCGGAGGGTTAGGTTGGATTGGTTCAGCATTGGTTCTTAAATTAAAAAAACTTGGCTATGAAATAGATATTCTTGACTTAAAAAATGGTAGAGATATTAGAACAGATAAATTAGAAGGTAAATATGATATAGTTTTCCACTTAGCGGCACTTCGTTCAGTACCTAAGAGTTTTAATAATCCAAGAGAATATTTTGATACAAATGTGTATGGAACATATAGAATATGTGAATCATTTAAAAACACTAGAATAGTTAATATTAGCACAAGTTCAGCTAATAATCCTATTGCTCCTTATGGATTAAGTAAATTACTAGCTGAAAAAATAGCAGAAAGATATAATAATGTAGTATCGTTAAGATTATTTAACCCATTTGGTGGAGGTGAATTATGTACTGATTTAGTCATACCAATATTTGCCAAAGCAATGTTGAATAATGAACAAGTCTACATCCATTCTAATGGAGAACAAAATAGAGATTTTACTTATATAGATGATGTAATTAACGAAATTATCCATCAAGGAGTATCTAACCAGAAAGGAGTATTTGAAGTTGGTTATGGAAAAAGCCATTCAGTAAATGGAGTATTTAGTATAATGGCTAAGTATTTTAACTACAAAAAAGAACCTATTCATCTACCAAGAAGAATAGGCGACCAAGTACATACACAGGCTAAGGATAGGTTGCATCATAGTTCAATAGGTTTTTATGAAGGATTAAATAGAACAATGGAGTGGTATGCAAAGAATACTTTATCTTCCTAACGCTTATAGCCAGCAACGTCAAAAAGAAAAAAAGGCAAATATTTATCCTGTTTTGCTTGCTATGCAGGCTCAATATTATCGTAATTTAAGACACGAAGTCCATTGGGATAATGCTATTGGTAGATATGATAAAATAATATCCGAACCAGAAAACTTACCTTTTCTTTCCTTACCTCATCCTGATAGAGTATTTACAAAAGCAAAAGAATTTACAAGTGGTAACTACAAATATTTACCAGGAACGCATATATTAAGTGCTTCGGGTTGTTGGTGGGGAAAGTGTAGCTTTTGTGTAGAGAATAATAAGCCTTATGAAGTCCGTCCAGTAGAAGATGTTATTAGTGAGATAGAAGAATGCCGGAGGCTCGGCTTTAAGGAGGTGTTTGATGACTCAGCAACATTCCCAGAAGGAGAATGGCGATTGGCATACTGCAAACAAAATCGCCGGAGCCATATTAGGTGGTCTTGTAATCTACGTATTGCTCCTAAAACTGATTACTTTATGATGAGAGAGTCAGGTTGTAGGATGGTATTATTTGGTGTGGAATCAGCTAACCAAGAAACCTTAGACAAAATTAACAAAGGAGTGAAAGTTGAGGACATTATACCGACAATCAAGCGAGCAGCACAATGCGGATTGGAGCCACATATTGCGGTTATGTTTGGGTATACTTGGGAAACTGACAAAGATGCAGAGAGAACGCTTAAACTCGTCCACTATTTACTCAGAAAAGGTTACGCAAAAACTGCTCAAGCATCTTTATACTGCCCACCAGATAATATTAGAAATGAAACTCAAAAAAAATATGTCAAACAAATCTATAATGCAGCCTATCACTTAGATTTCTGGTTCAATAAACTTAAGGATATTCATAACTTGGATGACCTTAAATATCTCTGGTTACAAATAAAGAAAGGAATACAAAGATGAATATAATACCACTTTATGACCGCCTATTTGTTCTACCTGATGAAGCACCAGAAGAAACTAAAGGTGGAATAATACTAACTGATTATACCAAAAAACGCCCTACTTCTGGAACTATTGTAGCAGTAGGTTCTAAAGTTAAAGAACGTAAAGTAGGTGAAAGAGTAATTTATGGAGAGTTTTCAGGACTTAAACAAATGATTAACTTAAAAGGTAAAGATATAGAGATATTCGTAATGGTAGAAGATGATATTCTAGCTTTATTAAAATGAGTAAAGAAGAAGTAATATTTAATAGTTTTAGACCTGCTATTGCTTATATAGGAGAAAAATTAGGTCAAGGTTTAACTGGGGCTGAAATAGGGGTATATAAAGGTGATAATGCAGAATTCATATTAAAACTATTAGAACCCACTATACTTTATCTTATAGACCCTTGGAATAACTTTATGGACATAAATTCTAATGAGATAATTGGTGAAATACAATATATTCAAACACAAGAAAGATTAAAAATGTATGGTAATAAAAGGTTAGTTAAAAGAACTTCTTTAGAAGCAAGTAAATTATTTGATAATAAACAATTAGATTTTGTTTATATTGATGGTGACCATAGTTATAGAAGTATTAAGCAGGATTTAGGATTATGGTATTCTAAAGTAAAGAAAGGTGGTATATTATCAGGACACGATTATCATCAAACTATGGAAGGGGTAGTATTGGCGGTAAATGAATTTTGTAGTGATAATAAATTAACCTTAATGTATGCCGAAACAGATTGGTGGGTTACTGTTAAATGACCTCTGTCTTGCTTATTAACCCTGGAATACCGGAGAATGAAAAACACTTGGAATTAGAGAAACTTCCGCCTTTAGGGCTTGCTTATCTATCCGCAGTTCTTGAAAGAGATGGGGTATCCTGTGATATACACGATAATTACTTGCTTAATTGGGATAATGATAAAATAATAGAATTGGCTGAACACTACGACATTATAGGCATTACAGGGCTTACAGCCACAAGTTTAGTTGCCATAGAACTAGCCAAAAGACTTAAACACAAGTTTTTAATCTGTGGTGGACCACACGCAACACTTTTCCCCCAACAAATGCTTGAGCACTTTGATACGGTAGTTCGTGGTGAGAGCGAGTTAGTAATTACAAGCGTAGTTAAAAACAGGTTAACAGGTATTATAGAAGGAATAAAAACGGAGGTTTTAGATGAAATACCCCTGCCCCTTAGAAGTAAGTTACCTATGGAAGAATACCCGCACCAAAATGAGTTTCTTAACGCTAATCGTGTATTTTCTATCAATACCTCTCGTGGTTGCCCTTTTAATTGTTCATTTTGTTCTGTCCGTACTATCTGGGGTAAGTCTTATCGTGCTTTTAGCCCTAGGAGAGTTGCTAAAGAAATCAAATTGCTTATTAAAGATTATAAAGCCAATGGAATTTACTTTCGAGAAGATAACTTTACATACAACCGTAACAGGGTCATCAACATCTGTAAACTTATCAAAAATTTGAACATCGAATGGGTCTGCGAATCAAGAGTAGAACATTTAGATGAGGAATTAGTTAAAATTATGGCAGGGGCAGGATGTAAAGGTATGTGGTTTGGCACAGAAAGTGGGTCTAATAAAGTTTTAAAAATGCTCCATAAAGGGGTTAATAAAGAAAAAGCAGTAGAAACTTTTAATCTTTGCCGGAAATACAAGATTAAAACAGGAGCTTCTTTTATATTAGGTATACCAGGAGAAACCCAAAAAGATATGTATGAAACTTTATGGTTTGCTAATAAACTGGATAGTTATTGGACTTGGTTTAATTATTATTTGGGTATTCCTGGAAGTGATTTATATAATCAAGTTATTAAAGAAAAAATATATGAAAAATTAGACGAAAGAGGATATGCTTGGGTTAAAGTAGGCGGAATGACTTCTGACCAAATGATTGCGTTTCATAGATGGATTAAGTTCTTATATCATATTATGAAACCTAAAAGAATTGTGCGGCTACTTAAAGAAACACCACCTAGAGTATGGATAGTAGCTTTATTAAAGATGTTTAACATTTATAAGGTGAAACTATGAAAATATCCGTAATAATCTGTTCTCGTTCCGGTATACCTAATAGATTAAAACAAGACTTATCAAACCAAACTTACCAACCTGATGAGATAATTGAGGTAGTCGGAAACTCTCTTACCTTCCAACGCAATGAGGGTGTTGAAAAAGCAAGTGGTGATTTAATAACTTTTCTTGATGATGATATAAGTTTAGAAAAAGATTATTTAGAACAAATAGTAAATACTTTTTATACTTACCTCGATGCTTCTGCAGTAACAGGTAATATCCAAGTAGCAATGTTCCGACCTAACATTTTCTATACTATATTTTCTAATATCTTTCTTATTTCTAAAAGAGGTAGAGGTAGATTTCTTATTTCTGGTTTTCCTGAAAGTTATCATAAAGACATATTAACTACTATTAAAGCAGAAGTCCTTTGTGGTTGTAATATGACTATTAAAAAAGAAGTTTTTGACTATTTATCTTTTAATGAAGATTTAGAAGGTGGAATGTTTGGTGAAGATGATTTCTTTAGTTATCAACTATCGGAAACAAAGTCTATTTATTATAATCCTAAAGCTATTTGCTATGATGATAGGGAGTATCCTAAAGGTAACCAATCTTGGAAAATTAGGTGCATAATACTAAATACTATTCAGAGATACCATGATAGAAAACCTAACTTATTAGGTAAAATAGCTTTTTGGTGGTCTATGTTAGGTTTTATTTTATTTAAATCAATGGAAGCAATTATTATGAAAGATTTTAGTATAATGAAAGGAATATTTCAAGCACTATGGAAAATTTTAATATCTATGCGGTTCAAGAAATAGGAATAAAAATAATTTATAATGCTTTGAGTAATGCTAACTTTGCTATAACACATAGTAATAATGGATTAAAAAATAAAGGTAGTAGATATAGACAAGGTATTGAAGATTTAAAAATGCTATCAAATGGTGAATTAGAAAGAATTATAAGTTTTTTTGGTTTAAATATTGAACCAGAGGACATAAAAACTGGATTTTATAAATATGCTAAAAAAAGTAATAAGTAATGAAAATAAAATAAGGGGACAAATAATTAAGAAATCTCTTGAATTATATTTTGCAGTGAAACCTCCTAAAATAAGTTATAATAAAAAAGGTGAAATTAGAAAGAGATATTATAATAAAATAAATTTTTCTAAGGATTTTGGAGTATCTTTACAAACAATTTCCAAATGGGAAAAAACAGGTATTATGGCTAAATGGAGTAAGATACGATTAGTTATGATGGGTATTCTACCAGAAAGGATGTGGTAAATTAAAATAGCCCTTGTTTCTACCACCCAAAGAAGCGGTTGTCCCCCCATAGGACTAGTCTATTTAGCAAGTTATATTCATATCTATACCAAACATAGAATAGACATTATAGACGCTAATTATCAAAATGTATATGGTATTGATTACCGGAAATATGACTTAGTGGGAATTAACGCAATGACCGTAAATTACACCAAAGCCATAGAATTAGCCAAGCACTTAAAAAGATGGTATGGGGCTAAAGTAGTTATCGGTGGGGTTCATATTTCAACTTGTCCCGAAAGTTTTATGGATTGTTTTGATAGTATGATTACAGGAGAAGGAGAACAAGCGTTTATTGAATTATTACAAGACTTAGAAAAAGGAGAACTTAAAAAGTCCTATCAAGTAACCTCATTTAAAAACTTAGATAACCTAATAGTTCCAGATTGGGGATTATTAGATAAAAGATACTTTGAAAAACAATTCAATACTACTTTTGCGGAATGGGGGATAGAAGGGTGGCTTTTGACCTCAAGGGGGTGTCCATATCGTTGTCGTTTTTGCTCAACCACAAAATTTTGGGATAATGTCAGGCTACACTCTGACGAGTATGTGATAAGATTGCTAAAAGACCTAAAAGACAGAGGAGTTACCCATATCCAAATATGGGACGACTTATTTACTATAAGCAAGGATAGATTAAGACGACTAGTACCCTACCTAAAATCATCAGGAATTAAGTTTAATTGCCAACCCCGTATAAACTCCATTGATGAAGAAATGTGCCAAATATTAAAAGATAGCGGAATAGTCTTGTGTATATTCGGTTTTGAAAGTGGTAATTCTAGGGTTTTAAGATACCTTAAAAACGACAACGATCTAAGCATGGAAATGAGTAAAAAAGCCATACTTTTATGTAGAAAATATGGTTTAGATGTCCAAGGTTCGATTATCTTTGGCTCGCCTACTGAAACTATACCTGAAATGATAGATACTTTAGGTTTTATGCTCTGGTGTTTCTTTCATGGAGTTCAAAGATTATGGACTTTTGTAGCTACCCCTTTTCCTAATACAGAGTTTTGGAAGTATACTCCCAAAGGAACTACCTGGGATAAAATATCACATCATAATATATCTAAACCAATGCTTCTTGATAAATCGGTTAAGTTATGGCAATTCAGAATAATAATGTTTTTAGCATATTCAATTGATAACTTATTCAAGGGGAAAAAACTATGGAAACTATTGTTTCAGTTGTAATCGCTCATCATTGTGGGGATTTAGTAAATCGTTGTTTAAAATCATTAGAAGGTTTAAATGTAGAAAAAATAGTAGTTACAAGTGATTTAAAATGGAGGACAAAAGACAAAACAGTTCAAGTCCTTTATACCAAACAAAATGAACCTACTTGGAAACGTAATATGGGAACACTTTATACTCATAGTAAATATATTTGTTTTATGGATGATGATATAGAAATTACTAAACATTGTATTAGAAGAATGTCAGATTTATTATATGCCAATGATAAAATAGGTATGGTCTATGCTACCTTATACAAGATGGATAACCATAAGATTATAGATACTTCTGGTAGTTTTTTAACTTGGAGTGGATTTCTTTATGAAACTTACATTGAAAGAACTAAAGAAATAGATACTCCAATTCTATCTGGTAAATCAGCTTGTTGTATGATTAAAAAAGATGTGTTTTATGCTACGGGAGCTTTTGACAATGATTATGTAATCTATGGAGAAGAAACTGACCTATCTTGGAGAGTATGGCAATTAGGTTATAAAGTGGTAATCCGGAATGATGCTATTGCTTATCATGCTTTTGAAACTTCTTTAAAACCACGTTCTTATTATAACCAAAAGTATATTCATTATAATGGTTGTAAAAACTATATTACTACTTTAATTAAAAACTTGCCACTGTCAAAGATGTATATTGCAGTAATTAACTTTGGAATATGGTTTTTTATGGGATGTTGTTTATGGTGCAGAAATAGGCAAGGTGGCAAGTTAATTTTTAAAGGTCTTTGGTATAATATTAAAAACTTTAATTATATATGGAGTAAAAGGATTGGAATTGCTAATCATTCTTACTGGAAAATTATTATAAAAAACCCACCAATTAGTTATTTTTTTAATAGATTTAAAGAATATTTAATTCATAAACTTCACGGATAAAAAGTAAATTTTTAAGAATAACCTATACAATTTATTTTTAAATGAAGTATACCCAAACTTATCAGCAAACTTACAATAGTTTTCATAACGGGTTTTGGTTTCTTTGCGTTTATTTTTTATACCATCATTTATAGGGCAATGTTTTACTTTAACTTCTGGGTGGTAGAGTAACTTACCATAATCTCTTGCCCTAAAACTTAAATCTACATCAGTCCATTCACCTACACCACCATACCCCATATCAAAGCCGTTTATTTCTTCTACTACCCATTTTCTAACAGCAAAATGACTAGGTTCTAAAAAATCCACAAATTGCCTTTCTCTTGACCATTTAGTATCATAATTAGCTCCAATAGTATTAACTCCGCAACTTGTGATTCTACCTGGTAAATATGCTTTACCTTCAAGAAAAAACCAGTTATAAAATTTCTTAAATAAACCCTCTTTAAATATATCTCTATTTTTTCGATATTCTTTCATTATTTCTGTTGGTCCGGTAACTCCTACTATATCTTTTCTTGTATCAAATATAGCTACAATGTTTTGAAGCCAGATTGTAGTAGGGATTATATCATCATCACACCATACTATAATCTCACCTTTTGCTTTACGCCAACCACTATCACGAGCTTCAACTAATGGTCCTTCTTTATCTGAAATAATAATCTCAAAATCTTGAAAAGTTTGGGTCTTTAAGGCATAGAGTAACCTTTTAAGTATTTGTTCCCTATTAAAAGTAGATATAACTATACTAACTTTTGGATTCATCCTAAATGGTTGTATTTAAAATACTTATTATTAATAAACCACCAATCATCACCAAAATGGTAAAAATTACCATAAATATTAATTTCTGGTGAATTAGACCTTATTGTTACTTCTCTTATTGCTTTTTTAACCTCTTCCATTCCAAAGTCATGTCCAGCGATTACTCCATTATATCTCACTTTAGGTAACCATGCTTCTACATCTTCTTTAACTGCTTTATAAGTATGTTCTGCGTCAATATAAACAAAATCAAAATATTTATCTGGGAACATATCTGCCGCTAAAACTGAAGGTTGTAAAATAAATCTAACATTAGGATATTCTTTGACATTTTTTTTAACACTATTAAATGCTTCTTGATTTGAGGTAATATTATTTTCAGGAGAAGTATTAGAATAATTGTAGGGGTCAACTAAATAAAGAATTGAAGGATTTAATAAATTCATAATTTGGATAGCATGTAAACCATAAAATACTCCAACTTCTACACCAATAGGATTTTTACATAAATAAGACTTACAAAAAGATATAGCAGGTCGGCTAATAATAATCATTTTTTCTTTATCTGTGTTTGATATATTAAGAATCATTTTGAATTTTATAATTAAAGTGCATAGGTAAATAATCTTCTACTTTTTCTATTTTATCAGGAGTAATAATTAGGTTTTTTGTTTTACTTGATAACATCTCAAGTAAAGCTTCGGGATTAACTACATGTTCTAAAACATCTTTTAAAATTATTGAATCATAAGTTTTTTCTATTTTATTTTCTTGAAGGTCAATAATATCAATATCAAAATTATTTTCTTTAGTAATATATTTCATCCATTCTAAACTTAATTTATTTATTTCTGAAAAAGTTACTTTATATCCTAATTTATGTAAAAGTATTGCTTGATAACCACTCCCACCACCATAATCTAAAATAGTATTAGTTTTATTTTTTCTTAATTCTGGAAGTATAAACTTACCCAATATTTCTTCATAGTGCATTATATCCATATTTTTAATTAAATTCTTAAAAAACTCAAAAGGAGTATTACGATAGAAATTGTTTATTTCATCTTCAGTTTTAGGATTTATAGTAGTCCAATGTAAAAAATCCATTTTAATACTGAAATCAATATTAGATATTTTTTCTACATCTTCTAAAGAAAAAGAGTGTTCAACTAAATTATAATAGTGATTAAAGAAAGTTATTGCTTTTTCTATAATCTCTTTATCTTTTATTTGATACTCTAAATAATTCTTCCGAACTTGAGTATATTTTTTATCAATCTCTTGAATATCCATATTCCATAAGTAATAAGTGTAAACCAACAAACTATTGGGTGTAAGAACCAAGCCTTATCTTTAATTACTCTATAACCTTTAAATGATAGATATAATGGTTGAACTAATGTAATAGTACAAAAGATAAACCATAGTAATCTAGATAAATCTTTCTTTTCTACTATATGCCATCTGCGATAAGAAGTAGCAAACTTATCAGCATACTTAAACCTTTTAATAAAAAAACTAAAGATATTCCCACCTGTTCTATGCCAGATAGAAGTCATAATTACATCAATATTTTTATATCCTATTTCCCATAGGTCATAGATATTATCTATATGATAATAGTGTTTTATATCAGATTTTAACAATATAGATTTTCGGATAAAAAATCCATTATCACCAAAGGTTTTAAATCCAAAGTTACTTTTTACTGGGTAATAGGGTAGCTTATCGTTCTTACCAAGATATAACGGAATAGGGTCATTACAACCAAATAAAGCAAAGTAACGATTAAGAATATTGTCATCTTTATAGTAATAATATTGCCAAGGGTAAGTAGCAACTATATCATAATTATTAAACTGGTATATTGCTTTTTCAAATAGTGTAGTATCATTTAGGTAATTATCAGAAGCTAAAATACAGACTATATTACCTTTGGTTTTTAGTAATGCTATACCTTTGGCACTTTCACTATTACCTTGAGTTTCTACTATTATTTCGTAATTTTTAAATGATTGTTGCCGGATTGACCAGATTAGGTCTTTGAGTTTAAGGTCATTCTTATCTTTTGCGGTTATAATAACACTTAATTCTACTCCCACCTATCTCCTCTTTTCAAGCGTTCTAAATCACTAGAAACCATTATAGAAACAAGTTCTTTAAAGGTAGTTTTAGGTTGCCAATTAATTAATTTTTTGGCTTTTGAAGCATCTCCTAAAAGTAGGTCTACTTCAGCCGGACGCATAAATCTAGGGTCTTGTTTAATATAATCCTGCCAATTAGCAATACCTACTTCTTCAAAAGCTAATTGAACAAACTCTCTAATTGTATGAGTTTCACCTGTTGCTAGAATTATATCTTGAGGAGTATCTAGTTGAAGTATTTTCCAGAAACCTTCACAAAAATCTGGTGCATAACCCCAATCTCGCTTAGAATCTAAGTTACCCAATGTTATATAATCTTGTATTTTAAGGTATATTTTAGCTACCCCCAAAGATACCTTCCTAGTAAGAAATTCCGTAGAACGCCTATGGCTCTCATGATTAAATGCTATTCCACAGGAGATAAACATATTATAACTTTCACGATAGTTAATACAAGCCCAATGAGCTGCTAATTTAGATACCCCATAAATACTTCTAGGGTAGAATGGAGTAGTTTCTGTTTGAGGAGTTTCCTGAACTTTACCAAACATTTCTGAAGTCGAAGCCTGGTACATCTTAGTTTCTTTTTTACCAAAAGACCTTATTGCTTCAAGTAAACGTATTACTCCATTAGCATTAACATCAAAGGTAGTTTCAGGTATATCCCAAGAAGTACGAACCATTGACATAGCGCCCATATTATAAACCTCATCGGGTTTAATTAAAGTTATGGCTTTATTAAGACTAGATTGGTCGGTTAAATCACCTTGGACAAGTTCTATTTTATCAATTACTTTATGTAATCTCCAGGTATTATTAGTAGAAGAACGACGGATTAAACCAAATACTTTATAGTTTTTTTCAAGCAATAACTCAGCAAGATGGGAAGAGTCTTGTCCCGTAGAGCCAGTTAAAAATGCTATTTTATTCATAAGAGTCTTCTTTACTATATGGAGTTGATAATAATTCTACGATGGTTGCGTCTTTTGCAGTACAAAGAGTATGTTTGTCATAAGGTTCTATTAAAAGACATTCTCCCTTATTTAATAACTCCGTAAATACCCCCTGTTCGTTTTCTATAATAAACTCCACTATTCCAAAAACCACATAGAATAGTTCTGTTTTTTCTTTATGATAATGTCTACCAAAAATTTCACCTTTTTTAATCTCAATAACATTTAATTGATTCCATTCACCTGTATTAACTTGGGTTAATATTCCCCTGGGTTCCTTCCTCTGGTATTCCACTTTTAATCTCTGCATTATTACTCCCCATTTTATACATATTATTTACAGCGTTTTTAATAATATTAAAATTTATATCTCTTACTTCGATTAGTTTCTCAGGTGTAAGAGGTTTAGAAATAATTTCTTTGTTTTTATCTATTTCTACCAATTTTGCTTTTAAACTATCTTGTTCTTGTTGGATAAGAGTTAATTTATTTTTTTGATTAGATTCAAAGATTTTATGGAGATTATTAATTTCGTTAAGTTGATTCTTAATACCTTCTACTTCTTTAGTTTTATTTGAATCTTTATTAATAAAATCTAATTTATTAGAAAGTTCATTAAGTTCTTTAATATAATTTAATTCATGGTCAAGTTGTACTAGTTCTTTATCCCAAATTTCTTTAAAATGACAAGAAGGACAAGTTACTGCTTTTAATAAATATTCCCGTGCTTTTATTAATTCTCCTTTTTGTTTTAAACAAGAAGATATATTATAATATCCTACATCATAATTAGGATTAATTTTGATAGAAATAGCCCACATATCCATAGCTGACCCATAAAGGTTAAGTTTAAGATATACTACTCCAAGATTACTAAAGGCGACCTCACTATCAGGGAAGTTCCAGATGTTACTTTGATAATATAGAACTTCATCCTGATAGGTAGGTAGATGCACCCAAGTTCGCATAAGATAAAGACCTACTACAAAAGCAAAGATAATAGGTGAGTATTGCAAAGCTAAAGCCATAAGCAAACATATTCCTATAACTGGGATATAAACATAGCGTTCTGAAACAAACTGGTGAATAGTAATCCAATTAAGAAAGATAAAGATATAGGCAAAATACCATAGTATAGCAAATCTAACTGCGTAATTACCAAACCAAAAACCAATAATAAAAAGTAATAAAACTACAAATCCACCCCAAAACCACTTGTCCTCTTTTTCTGTTTTATCACTATAATGATACTCAAAGGTATGGTAAAGACCCATTCGTTTAGGAAATATACAGAGTTTAGTATAGTAACCTAAAGTCTTAATTGCTACTATAATTTTACTTATATTAAAAGAAGTTGAACGTCCTAAATTTTGTTCTTTGAATACATCCGTTCTATTGCTAATTACTGATTTAATTATACCTAATCCTGCTAAACCACTGATAATTAGACCTATAATAGTAAGATAATAATTACCTAAAAAGGCTTGGATAGCAAAGGTCGCTAGAGAAGCGAATTGAGCTACAATAGATAGGTAGTAGAGAACCGAGTAGATTATAGTAGTTAAGGCTAAACTAACGCTACCAAGGGGCTGTATGCCCCAAATAGGCATAGTTTTAACCATAACTGTGAGGTTAAGCCCTAAAAGGCAAAAGAATAGGGAAATAGGGTAACCTCTGCCACTTATCCACCCTACAGCCTGAACACATATAGGATGAACTGCAAAAAGGATAGAAGTAAATAAAGCAATCTTAATTGGTACAAAAGTAGCAAGAAATGAGAATAATAGTATTACATTTGCATTGTGAATTAAGATATTAAAAAGATGGTGTCTTCGAGGTGATTTATCGCAGAGTTTGTAAAGTAACCATTTATTTAAATGACCATAATCAAACTTTTTTAACTTACCATCATAATTAACTATACCTTCAATGTCATCAGAAACAAAACCACAGTTGAGTATTTCCCAATAAGTTATCCAAACTAAAACTGTAAGTATAATTAATTCAATCATCTTATTTAAATTATAACATAAATAAAGTTGTTGTCTAGAGGGTTACGTCAACCCATTCTTCGGAAGGATTGGATTTTTTTATTCTTAATTCATCTGAAGCAACTTGTCCAATTTGAGAAATTACACTTTGTACAAGTTTTTCTTTTAAATTATCAGGTAGGCGTGAATAGTAATCTGTCATTATTAATCTTTGTAAGGTATTAGTTGCGATACCACCTTTACGAACCAATAACTGATTATATTCTTCTCTTGTTAATTTCTTATTAGTTCCAGTAATTAAATCTCTTAGGTTTTTAGAAGGATAGGATATAGACATATCAAGTCTTGAGAGTTCATCTGCTACTACATTACTTTCTTGTCTTGTAATAGGAAATGGTGCATATTTAGTTATACCTATTGGTTTCTTTTCTATTACTTCTCCAAAAGAACTTATTTTAGCAGGAACTGTGGAAGATAATCCAGGAACTTGGTTAGCAATTCTTTCTCCAATGCCTTTTGGTTCTCTTATTGTCGTATCAGTTATTTGTCTTACATTACGTATAGCCCCAGAAAAAGGAACAAAACTAGATGTATATTGACTAATAAATTGTTCCCCATATTCTTCAGGAGATACAAGTGCGTTAACAAAATTGGTTATACCGCTTAAGAAAGTTTTATTAGCAAATGAATAAGTAAGTTTCATTACTGCGTCGGTTGCTTTACCAATAGGAATATCTTTATCTGAATCTTTATAACCTTGAACAAAATCTACCATTTGCATTGCTGCAGTTCCCCAAGGTTCAAGACGGGAAAAAGGAACATATTTATCACCTATTAAAATACTATAAGGTTGTTTTCCTTGTTTATAAAATACATCTCTTTTAGCTTTATCTTTAGGTGCTGAACCAGTAATATTTCCTTTAAGATAAGAATACATTACACCTGCCATTAAAGCAGTCCCAGTTGCCGCATTACCTAAATCAGAAGCAACTTCTTTTTGTGGATAAGGTATTTTATTTATTCCAGCTTTTGCACCTTTTACTACAACTTTAATAAATCCAGCAGGAGTTCTTTCATAACCTTTAGTAACAATAGAAGCTAAGGTATTTCTAAAAGGCATTATCCATCTAAAGAATTGTTGAGGAACTCCTTTGATTAATTCACCTAATCCTGTACTATCTTGGAAAGTTCTATAAAGTTGTTCTTTACTAACTTCTTCTATAAGTTTCTCAGTAGGATTTCCAATAAGTTGGTTTTTACGATTAATTAAAGCCACCCCCTTTAATCCTTCTTGTCTAGCAGTAGCTTCAGCTCTACCCATTAATTCTGACCAACCACCAAGTCTCTTAGCAAAATTATCTTCTAATACTAATGCAGAAGTAGGAATACGAATTACTTTTCCTTTTACTCCTTTAATTAAACCAGTTCTATATTCTAATTTAGAACCTTGAGCAACTCCAGTAGGTAATTTTTCTCCACTTAATCCTCTTGCAAAACCTTTTATTTGTTCTGGTATTTCAGATAAGAAATGTTCTCTTTTACCAGTAACTTTAGATAATAAAAAATCAAAAGGTACTGCTGTTGCTTTTTCTACTTGTTTAATTACTGAACCAAATAAAGTATTGCTAGTTACATTTACTGTATGCGTCCAAGGTCCAGAAAGTATATTATTCATCCAGAATTCATAACCTTTATCAAACCAAGATGGATTGAACTCTTTACTTAATACAGTCTTTCTTAAATCTACAAGACCACTAATTAACCTATCTAATTCTTCACCCTTTATTGTAGGGTCTTTTCTTATCTGTAATATTTTATCATTAATAATTTTAGCTAAATCAGTCTGTGCTTCAATAGGCATTTTGAACTGTTCTAACGCTCTGCCTGTTTCAGTTCCAATTCTACCTACTGATTGAGTTTGACGTATTTGTAAAGCGTTCTTTAAATTAACCTCTAATTTTCTTAAATCACTATCTAAAGCTACACGTACTATAGCATCTTGTCCTTTACGAAGCTTAAGCATTTCTGCTGCCATTTGACCTTCAGGCAAAGATAGTATCTTTTTAACTATCGGAGTATTATCTAATTGTTGAGCCATAGCATCAAGTTCTGTATGACTAATTACTTTTCGTTTAAGTATGCCAGGATTTGAGTTAATGAGTTTCTTCATTCCCTCTTGAACATCAGGAGCATACTTGGTAAGATTTAAGTTGCTTACTTCTTCACCTGTAGATATTTTAGGTACTGCCGGAGTAACTTCAGGAACTTTAGTAGATGCAGTAACCCCTCTTGAACTTAATGGAGTAATTTCTTTAAGTGTTTGTTCGTATCTACCAAATTCTGATACATTCTTACCAAAACCTTTACCAATAGGTATAGTTTTAGCCACTTCTCCGACGGTAGTTCCACTAACTGGTATTTTACCAATTCCAGCAGTAGCACCCATTATTCCAATATCAAGTGGTGTTAAATCAAAAAAGTTTATTAAAGCTTGACTAGTTGCGGCAGGTAATTGTTTAAAAAAGGCTTCAGTAGTAGATATTGGTTTTGTAGACTCACGAACTAATTCAGCACTTTTCTTATTAAGTAAATCAGTTCTTTCACCAATAGACTTTCCAGTGATTATTTTAGAAATAGGCGTAGTAAGGTTAGAAAGTCCTGCTTTAAAACCAGTAGTTAATACATTATGAGGTAGTATGTCAGAAATAGATAACTTGGTAGATTTTTTAGATTCAACATCTATCCATTCATCTTTAATATCTGTCCATCCTTCATCAACATCAACCCATCCATCATTTGCCATAATTATTTAGGCACAACTCTATACTGACCAGTTTTAGAATTATATTGTAGTTTTTCTTTTGCAGGGTCATATTTAGGTTTTTTAGCAGGTAATGGATTAGTTCCCATATCAGATATTGATGGCATACCTCCACTACCCATTAAATTAAATATATTAGGGGTAGCATACATATCTAATGCTTTTAATACTTCTGGACTTCTATCACCTGCGTCATAAGCAGTCTTAGCTTCTTGTTTTAAAGTTAACTCTTGACCTTTTAATCCACCCTCTGCTTGGGTTTTTGCTAACTCTGCTACACCTTGTGGAGATTTATATTTTATATCATATTCAGTTTGTATCAATTCTTTTTTAGCTTCAGTTTCCTGCATTAATTGTTTATTTTTCTGTTGTTCTGCAAGCATAGTTCTAATAAATAATCCTAATCCATTAGGTTGTGCCTGTCCTTTTCCAGTTTCATAACCACTATTTTGTGCTTGAACTAAATCTGCTAAAGTTCCTGCCATATTTTAACTCCTTTTAAGAATAAACTCTCTGTTGTCCACCAGTAGCTACCATAGCCCCAAGTGAAGACATCATAGTTTTAAAATCAGCAGCTTCTTGATTAGAAATTCCAGCATTAGTTGCTAAAGAATTTATATCAAGTGCAGCTAATTGACTTAATTGTGCTGTTTGCTGTTCAGTCAAATTTAATTGTGCAGCTGTAATTGCTGTAGCTTTTTGTTCAGCATAATCATTTTCTAACTCAATAAGTGCCTGTTGTAACTGGCTATCATTAGCAATATCAGAACCAGGTCTTAATGCTTTGTATCTTTCAGTAATATTTTTTCTTGCCTGTTCTAATTGGGTATCATAGTTTTGAGTAATAGCAAGTTTTTGAGCATCTGTTAATTCTACCTGTGTTCCAGATTGTACTCTTTCTACTACCTGATTATATAAAGCACTATCAGTAGGATTAACTGTTTGAGTTTTACCTGCTGCAGCTTGACCTATCATTGAAATTCCAGCACCTACTCCTTGTTTCAATAATGTTTGCCTCCAATCTTTACCAAATAAACTTTCTAAGAAAGGAGTTTTAGTTGCAGTTTTATTTTTTGCAGAAGTAGTAGAAACATCACCACCACCTTGTAATGACGGAGAAACTGCTGCCTGGTTTATTGTTTGTAAAGGTACATTAGCTTTAGGAGTAGTAATAGGAGAAGTAAAACCTAAATCAGCAGAAGTTGTAGAATTAGAAATAGGTGTTGCTGTTAATCCATTAGCCCCACCAGTGATATTAGAAGTTTGACCACCTAAACTTACTGGAGTTCCTAATGTGCTACTTTTCCCTTGACTACTTGTAAACATATTAGCTATTGAATTAGGGTTGCTCCAAGAGTTCTGAGCAGTAGAAGGAGTATTAATAGAAGATAAATTACTCCCAGTAGTTCCTATATTTGACGTTTCTCCACCCAAAGTAACTGGTGTACTAGCAAAACCAAGTTGATTCTGTTCATAATTATTATAAGCATCAGTTAATCCTGAACCAGTTGATGATTGATTAATAGTTGAAGTATTATTTGTATTTGCACCTAATGAACCTGTTACTGTTCCTCTTGCGGCATCTGTGGTATCTGTAGACAAACCAGCTTCAGATGCGGATACTCTACTATTTGGAGTATCTTCAGATTCTAAACCTAATAATGTATCAAGACCACTACCTCTTAATGGATTATCATTACCAAGTAATTTATAACGTATTCCGTCAACTTCGTGTGGAGAAACTTTGGCTACAAGTTCTGCAATCTCGTGGTCAGTTACAAATTGGTCTATAGGACGAATACCAGTTTTACGAACATAAGCGTTACCTGTTTTTTCATCAGCACAACCTAAAGATTCTTTTACTTTCGCAAAAGGTAAACTATCAAATTCCTTGTCATTTAAATAATGTAACGTGTATTTCTTAGCCATTTAACTCCTCCTTGTAATTAGTAAGTCTATCATGCCTAAATCTCACCCATCTAATTTTATCTATATTAGGATATTTCTCTTTAAAATATCTCTTTATATCTTTCCATACACTAAAAGCAACGTAAGGATTTTCTTCATTATGGTCTGTAATTAATTGGTCGCAATAAATAGTATCACCAGTTTTTTCTTCATCATCAATTACACTCCACATTTCTCTATTTTGATATTTTTCAGGTTTACCATTACCAATAAAATAAGTAAGCATCCCATTACGTCCATCTACAGTAGATAAATGAATTAACCTCCCTCTTTTTTTCATTTCAAAATAATATTGTATTTGTTTATCGTCCATTAAGTAGCCCCTAAAAATACAGTGTAACGCCACGCACTATTCACAAAATAATAAGTGCTAAAATTATAATACCCAGCTGTAGCTGATGTAACATAACACCAAACACTTTCACCCTCTACTCCAGTCCAAGTTGGAGTTCCTTCAATTAAGACCTTATTCTGATACTTACTGAAATTAATAACCTGTGTTACTTGGTCTTTAAAATCAATAACATCTTGTCTTTCTTTCGAAAAGTCGTACGGAGAAATTCTAATTTTTCCTCCTTTTAATCATTTCCTACTCCTATATCTGTATTGTTTAAATCTACTAAATTTAACTGCCAAGGTTCTGCTGTATTAGCAGACGAACCCAATCTAAATTGGTATACATTCTGTGTTTCTGGTATATCTATTGTCTTTCTTATCTGTTGTAAACTATCTGCTTTACTTAAAGTTATATGATGAGTTTCACTCCATTCATTCTTAAAATCATTTCTTTCTTGAAAACATATCTCACCTGAACTACTTTCAGAAAAAAATAAATCTATCTGTTGACCTTTATGAACTCTTGAAGGAGATTTATTATAAAAGAAAGGTGAAAAATAACAATCATCTATTGGAATACCTGCATCTGTATTTCCTGAATCCATACAATGTATTCTACCATTATAATTACAACCTAACATATATAAATTGTCTGCTGTATCTGCGGCTAAAACTCCCGATTGATAAGGTCTACCGTTATCTGGATAAATAGTGCCAGTTCGATAATTAAAATTAATACAATAAGATACAGTTGCTGAACCATTATAAGCTAAAAATAACTTATAAATACCATTTTTTCTATCATTTTCTGCCCAACATTTATTAAGTTCTATACTATTAATATTATTAAGATAAAATGGAGTAATTCCATTATCTTCTTGAATGCTATCAGATATAATTTCATCTTCAGAACCTAAAAATACTCTAAGTTTTTTAGTCCAATCAAGTCCTATTACCGCTTCACCAGCATTAGGTAAACTAATCTTTTTAATAGTTTTAGGTACAAATCCAAACCCTCTTACTTCAATATACTCCCAATCAGGCGAACCACCAATGTAATTAAGCCTAAATATCTTATACTTACTTGATACATAAAGGTTACGACCTAAACTAAATCCACCTGTAAGTTCATCATTTCGGTCAGTAGGTAAAGCAAAATTACTAAAAGCCGAACTAAATAATTCATTTTGGTCTACATAATACATCGAGGTTTTATGTGAACTTTCATTTAGAAATATAGCAAATCCTTGATGTGATAAAGAATGTTTACAAGCCGGAGCAGCAGTAGATATATTAAGAAAATAAACTGTACTTGAACCTGCCCAGTATTGAGGTACATCATAACTTTCATTAGTATTTATTACATAATCTTTTATTAATGAAAAATAGTTTATACTAGCAGTTCTATTAGTTTGTACAACAATCCAAGTTTTTCCTAAATTTTCAGAGTTATAAATACCAGTTCCGGCAGAACAAAGTAACCTTCTCTGTTGTAAATTAGCATAAAAATAAGCTGAAGTTGGTGGAGTAAAATCACTATTATGTCTTGTATTATTTGATATTCTTATTTCGTCCATCCAACCTTCATAATAGGTATTATTAGTAGTAACTACATTAACACCAATTTTAAGTAATCCTGCTGAACCTGATATTAAACCATTAGTAGTTCCTGTACTAGCAATATTAGAACCAGTAATAAATATAAACCAATTACTTGTAGATTGTCTTGCTATTTCTAAATGATGAAAAGTTGAAGTAGTAGCTGCCCAAGGACCAGATAAATTTACTACTAAAGTTCCTCCAGAATAAGCTTGAAAAGTAATACAATTATCAGTTCCAGCAGCTGCAGAGTTCCATCTAACCACCCAATTATCATTAGCACTTACACCTTGACCAATAATAGTTTGTGAAGCAGTGGTAGATTTAAACATTAACCATTTATCAATAGTAAAATCTTTAGTACTATGAGGAAAATCAGGACTTGAACCTACTGTTAAAAATCCTTGACCTGGGGATTGATAGTAGAAATTATCTATATAAAATGTATTTGCTGAATCAGCATCCATAACTTGAGCAATAATTTGGTATATAGAATCTTTATCAGCATCTGCAACTCCAGATAAATCTATAGTTTTAGTTTCAAAAAGATTATTAGAATAAACAGTAGCAATTTGATAAGTAGTTGTTCCACCTGTATCTTTAATTCCTATTCTAACCATATCACCAGTTCTTGCGGAGTATATATCAAAATAGGCAGTAGTAACTCCAGTTAAATCTTTAGTAGTAGCAAGAGTTCGTGTTAATGTTTTTCCTGAACTATCCGTTATCGCCGCCACCGCCTTTAACGCATAACTCCCTTGAGTTTTGATTGTGGATTCAGAGTAGGATTGGAGAGCATAAGAGCCATTACCATACAAGTAGAATATAGAATCAAAAGCATCAGCCGTTCCATTAAGGAAATGATTGCCTGCGTGAGTAGGTGAAGTCGTATCCACCCCAAAATCCCAGTTTCCATTTGCGTCTGCCGTTGCTATATAAAAACAAATTCCTCCTGCCGAGGCAGTATAGGGAGTTGCGAAAGTAAACTCTACAAGAGCAAAATCAGTACCTATTGATGCGATAGTAACAGCATTGGATGTAGCTAAGACTGCACCTGTAGGAACAGCAGTTGTACCTACTGAACCAGTTACGGCTTTAATGTACGCATAAAGGTTTCCTGATGTGGCGGTATTCTTTTTGATATACACCTTAACACTTTTAATCACGGTTTCTTGAGCAAGAGTAATAGCTTGACCTTCATATTCGGTTGTGTTTCTATTAAAGTCATTTTGATTAGCTTCTGAATAAGAATCTATCAAATCAGGAACCAATGTAGCATTAGTTACATACCCCGCCTGTGCATTGGCGTCGGAGGAGTATTCCATGTAGTCGAGTTCTATATTACTTAATTGAGTAGTAAACAATCCACTCGCCCCACCAAATTTACTTTGTGCAGTATCTATTTGAGTAGAACCAACAACAGTTACAGTTTTAGGTGTAGTTGAACTATCTACAAAAGAAGTAGAACCATCTACTCCATCACAATGTAAAAGTAATTTAGTATTATCATCAAGTCCACCTACAGGATTAAGCACACCAAACTCAAACATTCCATAACCTGCGGTAGATTCAAGAGCTATCGTATTCATAGTAGAAGAACCTAATCTTTTACTAATAGAAGCGTCGTTATTAAACTTTACATTAATACAAGATGGAGATTGACCTTCTTCAAGATTAAAAAAGTTTTTATAAGTAGATAAACCTTTATTAAATTTTTGTCTTACTACCTCTACGTCTTTTCTAGTACGTTTAATCATTATTATCTTCTATAATTGAAATTTTCTGCTATTGTTTCTAAATTGTCTTTAGCATGCCTTGATTGTTCTAATACTTTATTATCGCTTATAATCTTCATCCACTCAGAATTAGCATATAATAACATTGGGTCTTTCTCATCTGAAAGTATCTTACGTATTGCACCATAAATAATTCCATTATGAAATTTATATGGTATTTTCGGTTCTGCTGATATAGTAAAAGTACCTGTATAGCTACTATCTCTTCTAAACGTATTAGTAAGTGTGAGGTCACTATTAGAACTTATTGCATTAATTCTATACCAAATACTTTCGCTCTTAGTACCAAACTTATCTGCTCTTAAATAATCACCAGTATTCATTTCAAGAAATAAAGTTCCAGTTCCAGTAACTGCAGTTTGATTAGAATTAATAACAATAGTACCCATAGTTGTTTCTAGCATAGGTGATAGTGTTTTTATATATTCATTTTTTAAAATATAAGCTATAGAAGGTGGAGGTATAATTTCAATCTGCATATTACCAGCTGTATCATATTCAGTGAACCTACAACCTTCAGGTACTGAAGTAGGTGAAGCATTAACTTGTTCATAATAATCATCATCAACTAATTCTGGTAAAGATGATGGTTGTCCAGCAGAATAAAATAATAAACCCCCGTTAACGGGAAACCTATCAAAGTCAGAGGGCAAAGAATATATATTCTTATAAATGGTATATCTCCCACTTGTTATATTAGTTGAACCCGATAACGGAGGAGAAATTGAACCAGAATTTAAAGCTACATAAGTAAAATCATAAATATCTGAATTATTACTAAACTTAATTTTCCTACCTGTCATATCAGCAGTAATTACAGCACCACTATTAAAAAGTATAGCAGTTCCTTGAGTATTAATAGTAGCTACCCCACTTTTATATTCAGCTATACAACTTATTGCTGAACTTGCTTTAAGCCAATACCAATCATATTCTTTAGGAATATCTAAGGTATATACCTCATTTACAAGACCTTTAATTCTACTTCTTTGGTCAGTATTGCTTCGTGATAAATCCGATACCTTTTCAAGAATTTCACTAAATGGTATTACTTTAAGATTGCTCATAAATTCTCCTTAAAATTCTAAACGAACGCCACCACGTACACCTGTTCCAAATTTCCTATTTGATGATTGGTCAACATAAGGTTCAATAAATAAAACCAAACTTTTCTTTTTTTCTTCATTTTGTTTTATAGTAACTTGGCTACCAGAACCAATATGTATTTGTTGTGTATTTTTCTTTTCAAAAAATGCTTTCCATATTGTAAATCCAACCAAAATAATTATAAATAGTATCACCCCTAATCTCCAACCATTACCAAGAGCTTTAAACCAATCTTTTTTCCCATCTCCTTTTAAAAGATAACCTAAATTAAATTTAGTTTTATCTATTTCCATTATTTTTTCTTAGTTTTAAGATAAATAAACGCTCCCATACCACCAATTAAAAACCCTAATACAAATGCGACTATTACATTCATGTTTGATTTCTCCTTTCTGAGAAATATTTTGTCCAATCCACTTTTTTAAAATTAGTCTTTGAGTGGCAACTGGCACATAAGGTTATCAAATTACTTGATTCATTGTTACCAACATTATAATCTATATGGTGGCACTGAATTTTATCTTTTGTACCATTTCCGTGACATTTAATTTTACACTCCTGACAAAGCCACTTATCCCTTTTATAAATATTTTTCCTTAGTTCTCCCCAGTTCTCTGCATATTCTCTACCCTGACTATCACACCTTTTAACACGCAAACCGTTAGTTTTACAATTATAATTTTTACTTATACCTATTTTATGTCTTCGTTCTTTTTGTCTATTATTAATATGTGCTTTATTTTTAGAAATTCCACCTTTCCACATAGGATGTTTTTTACCTATCAAAGAACGCATTTTTTCCTTCTTCCACTCAGGACAATGTTGCAAACCAATTTTTCCTTTATTCCAAGGAATACATCCTTTAGATTGTCCCACTTATACCTACTCCTTTACAATATTTCTAACTATTTCATTCGCCTGTATTATCATCTCTGCAAAAAAACCCTTATCAGGTAGTTTTTCTTTAAATTCCTGAAGTATCTTATGATTAAGTTTTTCTATATATCTACACATAAAATCTTCTTTAAAGACTATCATTGCCACTTCCTTGTCGTTGTTTCTATTGTAGTTAATCTTTCTGCTAAAACAACTTCAAATACTCTATGATGTTCCAGGTGGTTAGTAAATTGTAAATTTACCTTATCAAATTGTAAATCAATTTTATCAAATCTATTACAAGTATCCGTTTTGTTATCTTTAATTTCTGTTTTTATACCACTTAAGATATATAAAACTATTGTAAGTAAAATAGGAGTAACAAACCTAAGAACTGAACCCCACCCATTAATTCTATCTTTAGTATGTTGTGAAAATGACATATTATCTACTCCTGTTGTAGATAATACGCACTAATCGTTGACGTAGATAATGCTTGGAATATAAATCTCTTATAAGGTGCTATAACTGGACAAGAAGCAACTTGATTAAGAGCAATATACATCCCAGTTGTTACTAAAGCACTTCCTACAGTACCCATTGAAACACGACCCCCCAAATCATAAGGTGTATAAAAATTAGTTCCATCAATAGAAACTTCTTGAGTTATACTAATAGTTCCAGCTATAACCAAAACTAAAGCCGATTCTTTACCATTTTCTGTATTCACTTTCTGCGAATAAACACTAACACCACTACCTACAGCAAGTGAATTTATGGCAGTTCCTCCTGTATTATTTAATACCTGTGAATGTATCATATAACTTACCTCCTATGGACTCCATATTTCAGTTTGTTCTGTAGGATAGTCTTTACGTCCGACTCTTTGTTCTCCTGTATTACTATCCGCTTCTCCACCAATATACTTTTTAGTGGGAGTAGGCTCATCCATTTCATCTGGATGAACCCACTTCCTGTCATCTTTTACTAACTCACGTTTAAAATAAGTAAAACCTGACCTATCAGAATCTTTCTTAAAATACTTTCGTTTCTCTAATGGTATTCGTCTTTCCATTAAGCAGCATTAGCACCCGTAATTGCTTCTCTATTGGGTATCCATTTACCACCACCTATGTGGATTAATGTTACTGCTGCCGATTGAGCCATTACAAATCCCACACCTGCAGAACCTTGATTTAAAATCAAAGCATTGTGAGATAAAGTAACAGCAGAACCAACATTAACAACAGTTAATATTTGACCTATATAACCACCAGATAAACCTGTAAGAACCGTAGCTCCTGAATTATGAATTATCAATACTTTAGCATTAGCAACACCACCAACAATAGAAGCATTGTCAGCTGATAATTCAATCGCATATTTAATTTCTGAATTAGCTGTATGTTTTCTACATAATTCATACCATGATGTTTTATGTTTGATAAATATAATTGAATCATCTTTGACTAAATTTGAAGAATCAGAAACTAACATATTGGTTCCTCTTGCGAAACTTAAATCAGAACCTACATTAATAACACAAACTATTTGACCTTCAGCACCATTACTAAAATCTTTGACTACAGTTGTAGCTGAGTTATTAGCATAAAGCAAACTATACATTGAAACATCTGGTGCTGCATCTGATTCCGCAATCAGACCATCTGTTCTTGCATAAAAGTTATTATACTTCCCTAAAGCCAATCCATGAAACCTTGAAGGATTATTAGCTCCTCTTGCCATTTTATTTCCTTTCTAATGCGTGGGAAAGAAATTATTTAATATTTAACAAACCACGATGTACTAAACGATGACAATTTGGACATAACGAGATTAAATTACCTTTTTCGTATTTTCCTCCATTACATCCAAAAATAATTCTATGGGCATCACATTTTGTTTTATTCCAACCACAAATAATACAAAAATCTCTACAAATTTCAAGATATTTACTTGGAATACGACCTTTGCCATTTTTACGAGCTATTTCTTTCTTTTGCTCTCTAAATTCTTTTATTGTTTTGTATTTTTGTCGTTTCTTTTCTTTATCTTTTTTATTAATAGATTCCATCATCCCATATTTTTTCCGTATATGAGTAGTACATAAATTTTTATATTTTAATTCTCCTGACTTTAATTTATGACTACGCATACCTAAATTATTACATCCATCTATAGTACATCGTGGTCTATCAAACATTACTTAATTTCTTTCTTTTCGCACATTAGTTAATAATTATCAGGCTCCTGCGCTGTGATAAAGATTCGAAGGCTTTGCACATTCTACACTAAACCTAAAACTTCCTTTGAATCTTGAATCTCCAGTTTCAAAATCACCATCTTGAGCAAATGTAATCTTGCGTCTATTATACGCAATAATCCCACTCATCTCATTTTCAGGTTCTGCCATTAAAGTAAAAGCATCTGTATCAGTGTAATACGGGGAAACAATCAACTGGAGATTTCTCTCCTTGATTGTATTAACCGCATTATTAGCTGATTCAGGGTCATAAGCAGAATTTAAAAGCTCTTTGGCTTTCCAAGCATTAGCCGGATTGACTATAATACTCTTAGCTTTTAAAATCTGATAACGACCTGATTCATCCTTCAACTGTTCAAAATTGTCAATCGCAGTCTGTAAAGACGTTGCTGACAAATCAGCGGCAGGACTTAATAGGTTACTCCAAGTAGAATCATCAATATACTTATGACTACCTGAGAATAACGCTAAAGCATCTGCTGCTGTATGATTAGTTGTTGATGTACCATTGTTCAACATATCCCAAACTAACAAAGCTAGGGTTTCATCTGCTGAAGCACCTAACTCTTTAGTTAAAGATTTCATCTCCGTAGGAATATCTGGATATAAACTATCCTCGATAAGTTCCTCGGTAATCTTTATACCAAGAGAATAGGTCTTGTGAATCCATCTCTTTGTTGGTCCTTGTGCCATATCATCATAGGTAATGGCTTCACCTTCGGGTTTATGTGGGAATAACCCTAACCCTGCTGCGTATGCCGCCTCTTCGTATGCCCGCTTTGATGTCTTCACACTACAGATTTTCTTCCAATCTGAGTTAGCAGCCATCTTTTTATATCCGTCAATCATAAAAGCGAACAAGCCAGGGACGACAGATTTATTAAAAGTTGCTCTATTCATTTAGTCCTCCCTTTTATATTAAGTTACCACCAGCAATCGCCTGACCGTGAAGTCTATGCCTATTAATTGAAACTACCCACCTACAGTAATTTCCGTAAGCATTATCAATCCTGTCTAACTTCTTAATTAAACGTAAAGTTAAATCAGTAGTTGTATTAATATTTCCCGCCTGTAAAACCACATTCGCTATACCTGAAACCGTACTACCAGATGTTGCTTGGAAAGTAAATGTTGAAGCAGCTCCAATAGCTTGTGCAGTTAAAGCAGTACTACCAGTATCCTCTTCAATTATGAAGTATTGACCTGGATCATCAGCTACCAGCAAATTCACATACCCACCAGAACCAGTAACCGCTGGATTAGCAGGAAGATAACCAGAATAGGAATTATTGATTGGTCCGAATGAATCATCAGCCATTCCTATAATGCTACCTAATAAGGAAAAATTACCTACACTTCCTGCTGTTGCTGTTACCACTCTACCATTTGCATCCAAATCTACAGGTTGATACATATACCACGCTACACCCGTAGTTGCTTGGTAATAATTACATCTGATATTTCCGTATGGTTGGCTGATAGGTCGCAAACCTTTTTTACCTGATACATTTGCCATCCTATTACCTCCTTGTTAAATTACTATTAAAAATCACGTCCTTCTTGTAAACCGCTTCCTACCCCAGTTGAATCTTCTTTTTCGGTTGTATCTTCCGGCTTGTAAAAACCAGACTGACCCTTTGGTAGTGGTTGAGTACCTTTTTCTAACTGGTTCTTTAAGTGAGCAGTAGATTTTAACCCAGGTGCTTTTCTTATAGATTCAGCTATTTCTTTCTTAATACAAGCTAGAACTGCATCTCCACGCTCAATAGCTCCACTTGTAGAGAAAAGATATTTTGACTTTCTAGCAACTTCAGGAAATATAGTCTTATTCACTATAATCCACCCCTTAATAATTGCATCATCAATAGACCTTTTCTTTTTATTTAACCAACGAAAAGCAAGTTTATCTTCATAAACTTTAAACTCTTTCGGTAAAGTTAAACGATGTTCACCTGGAGCATACCTTCGTTCTTTAACCATTAACACGTCATCTAGTGTTTTTGGTTGGGACTTCATTCTATCCGCTATATACCTATCATCTTCAGCTAACATCTGAAGCATAGGAGCAGCTTCTTGTACCTCTTGCACTTCTTCCTTAACCACTTCTTTTACCTGTTCTGTTTTTAATGGATTCATACTTCTATCCCTTCCTTTCCTCTTGATTTACTCAAGGTTCTGGCATAGTCCTCATAAGACATACCGTTCTGGTCGCAAAATTCTCTTTGTTCCCGTGATAAAACAATCTTATTAGTAGAGATTGTCTGGCGTGAGGATGGTAAAGAAGTAGAGGATACTCTCGCTATCCTACTAACTTCTTTCTCAACTTTTTGATGAACATTACCCTCAACATCATAACCCCTTTTTCTAAGTTCGTTTTCCATTTCATACATTACAAGTAAAGGTCCATCTGGAGAAGTTCTCCATCTAGGATTATTACTTAAAATAGACTGGAATATTGTTGACTTTTCAGAACCTCCCTCGTTTAGTTCAGGATGTTTACCTACAACAACTTGAGTATTATTCTCCAAAGTATTTTTAACTTGAAGTAACTCTTGCTGTTCTTTAATTCCTTCCCTTTCTTTTGCAATAATTTCACGAGCTTGTCGTTCTGCAAGTTTATTGACCGCTGCCTTCCAATCTGTTTGGGCTAACTTGTCAATCTCATCAAGTTCAGTAATAACTTCTTGTTTAGTAGAAGAAGGTTCAACAACTACTCTTTGACGCATTTCTTCGATTTCCCTATTCATCTTCTGAATAATCCTATCTTGAGCAAATACTTTGTTACGCCAAGATTGGTCATCAGTAGATGGTTTGGGCTTCTCTTCTTTTACTACAACCTTTGGTTCTTCCTGAACCTCTTCCTTTGGAGTATCTTGTGTTTCTATAGAAACTTCAACTCCACCATCTGTAGTTTCTACAATCTCAGAATCTTTTTCTTTTACTTCTTCGCCTTTTTCTGGTATTGGCATTTACTACTCCTTTCATTACTCCCGTATTTAATAACGGGGATTCTCCTCATCTTGAGGGTTTGCTTGTTTTAGATAATCCGTTAATAGACTATCCACTATATATGTTGCACCATCAATTTCACCCTGGATTAATATTGACTTCTCATATCCTTTTACCTCAGGGTTACATTGACGGAGTAAAACCGCTTGCTCCTGTTTCTTGCCTTGCAGCCACTGACCCAGCAGGTTCTGCAATATTACCCATCCCTGGCTGTCCAGTAGTTGCTTGACCGCTTCCACCTTGTCCTGGTTGTCCACCTTGACCTCCAAATTTAGTCATTGTTGCCATCATCTGTTGCATCATTACCATATGTTGTTGAATATGTTGTTGAATAAATGCTATTAATTGTTGAATCATATTAGTATTGTTAATAGCAATAACCTGCATAGTAGGTGACTGTATAAAAGCCTGGTGAGAAGTTAAATGTTGTAAATGATTCTCAGTCATTTTGACATTAACGTGTTTGAAATCACCTTGTACTATCCTAGTATTTTCTTCTTCAGGTGTCATTAAAGTTAATGGTTCAGGTTCTGGTCCAATATAATCTACTGGGTTTTCCTTATGTGCTTTAATTAATTCAGCAGTAATTGAATAAAGATTAGTTGCATTGGTAGCCACCAAAGGATTCTGCATTAACAAAGCGTAGAGATTACTAATCAACTGCCTTTGGGTATTATCTGAACCCATAGAAGCATCTTCTAATAGATAAGCGTCATATTCCCCACTAATTCCATCATCAGTTAATTCATTACTATTAAATATAGGCTGGTCATCTTCACCAAGTATTCTATTTTCTAAACCTGGAGGAATATTCTTTTGAACCTGGTCTAATATTAAAGTAAGTATTCTACCTGCACCTTCTCTTAATTTTTCAGCAGGGATAGCAAATCTTTGCTCGGCAGCCCCAACTATTGCTTGAGTTCTTGTAGCAGTTCCAGACCCCCCTACTATCTCTGACTCTCTGCCCAACACATAACTTGAAGCCGCTGTCAAACGCTCAATAAATTCCATTACTGTGCGTATGGCGACTATCAATCTTTCAGTTGGGATTTGGAAATCAGGATAGTAGATATTCCTTTGGGGATTTGAAACAGGAATAAGTTTGTTAGGAGCGATAGTAATATTCTGTGGGACTAGGTTACCAGAGGGGTCATAAAAACCTGGCTTAAGAATAGATAAAGTGTTAGCATCAGTCAACTGATTGAATATAGCATCAATCTCTTCCGCTAAAGGTGCTACTATTTCTAAGTAACCATATCCTTCAAGTGCAGTAGGGTCTTCAATAAGGTCATTAATCTTAGTAAAATCTATTGGGCGCTTACCTCTCTTACTAATATCCTTAACTGCAACTCCCCCAAGAAACACTTTCCTTAAAGGGTCAATCAATATCCTTACATCTTCTGCAAATCCATCCCTATCAATATCAATCTTTATATAACACTTTAATACATCAATAGGAGTAGAGCGAAGCTTAATTTCTTTAATCGTTTCTATATTCTCCGCAGTTGAAGATGAATAGGTTTCATTAATTACATTCTCAATCTTTGTTTTTAAATAGTTACTAGTTTCAAAGGTAGGAATAGAAACATTAACCGCCTTACCTTCCTGTTCCATTTGTTCAAGGTCAGAATAAATCCAATTACATTTAATAATCACTGGGTCTTCTTGAATATCCCTACCTAAGAATATATTCTCTCTAGGGATAATTTCAGTCTTGGTATTTTCCTCTATCCTTAATTTCTTTTCTTTACTAACAGAAGGAGTTCCATCCTTCTCTCTTAACTGAATACCAAACTCATCTATAATAGGAGTTTCTAATACCTCTCCTATATCTATATACTTAATATCCCAGGTTATCTCACTGGCTACATCCCCATAACCTACTGCAACCTTACACCAACCATCAAAGAACCCCTTCATCCTTGACCTAGCCCTAATCCACCAATCCATTAACTTATTAATTCTTTCTACCTTTTCTTTATCAGTTTTCTCTGTAGGTTTCCACTTGATAAGGTCCTCATTCCAAACAATTGGGAACATCCTTGAGTGAAGTAAATCTATAATAGACATTGCAATCTTTAGGGAGCGATTAGAGCAGAACTTCCAAGGAATATTCTTAACTTCTCTTTTCCCATAGTAAAGATTATCTAGGGCTTTTTTCTTACTATCAAAAGTATAACCCAACCCTTTAGAGTCCATCCCATAATCTTTCTTATTACGCTTATCCTCTAAATCTTTAAAGTTATCAATAACAGTTTCTACCAACAACTTTTCCATTGCTTCATCTATTATTATTTGGATTGAATCAATATCTTTTGGCATTATTCTTCCCCATAAGTTTCGGCTATAAAATTAAAAAATATTGGTACTGATGCTGTATTGGTTACAGCTAATAAATAATTAGAATTCTTTTTTAATATCCATTCTGAATTATTTCTAATATTGTTTTGACCAGAAGGAACTACATTAGAACCTACGCCACCTCCAGTATTACCAACTATCATTGCATTAATTAATAATGTTCCATTAGTAGTTATAGCTACAGTAGAATAACATTTAATTACTGCTACATTAGTTGAAGTTCTATTTTTATTATTAATATCTATTAATCCAGCAGTAGTGGAAGCATAACAATCCTCATACATATTTACTATTGCCGGACCACTAGTATAAACTTCTCCGAAAAAATGTTGATTTTTAGTTTTAGTATCTAAAAGTAACCTTAGAACCTGATTAGCAGTTAAAGTACCATATGCCGTAATAGAATATAAATCTCCAAAATGAACTTCTGCATGTACCCTATCTATAGTTTTTATATCTAATATATTTTGAGTCCCAATAGTCATTATTTACCCCTTAACCTCTTTGGTAAATTCTTAGCTTTAGTAAAATATCCTAAGTCATCTTTATCTTTTTGGTCTTGTGGAATTTTAGGAAATCCTTGTTTATCTTTCAGCATCTCTTCTTTTAATGCACGCCCTTTAGCCATTATGAAATTACCTCCCCTTTAATATTAAGTATCTTTTCTTCCAATCTTCTTTTCTTTTCTAAAAGTTCCTCATCAGTAAGTTGATTGAATTGATTAAACTGAATAAAACTCTGGCTATGGTCAACCCTTTTAGTTTCCTCTCTAGCTTCTTTAAGACAAGTAATAGCGGTGCTTATCTTATCTTTCTTATCCGTAATAGTTAAAGCTAAATTATAAAGTTCCTCATCTCTTTCTAACCTTATCTTCTCTTGGGCAATCGGAACATCCATTAATTCATTAAGATATTTAGCTCTATGCCTTTCAATAAACTTTAAGTTATTGCTTTTAATAGCAGCAATAGAAGCTATAGATAATTCAACCCCATGAATTTCTTTTAATAATTTAACTACTTCTGGAGCAGTTTTATATTGGGCGAGAAGATTACAAATAAAATAGTTTCGTTCACTTAAACCTTTACTTTTGGATTTAGGATTAACTATCGCAGTAGTTTCCATTAGTAATACGCCCCCACTCTTTCATATGCTTGAGGTAAATTAAAGGTTGGTTGGGATATAATAAGATACCTTACTACATCAGCACCATGTTCATCTTTAGGCTTAGAATCTTCCTTGGCATCTTTATCTATATCATTCTTCCACTCATCATATTGATAACCCATCATTGAATGAATAGTATTAGGGCATTTATCTTTTACAAAGTAGAGTTTAGGTTTGTTGTTAATATCCAAAGGTTTATTCTGGTTGTAATGTAGATACTCCTTAACCTTCAATCTTCCGCCCTCTTTATTATCATCTGCTTCGGTAAACTGACACTTATACTTATATAACTCATCTATTACTGACATACCTGTAGATAATAAAGGTTTCCTGCCAAAATTTGGGTCTATTAATCTCTTAATAACATTCCAGTTAAAATACTTCTCCGTAGCCCTAATATACGAAGCTAACTCCGCAATCGTTCCTTCCCTAACCATCTCATACATAACATATACATCATTAAGCCTATCAACCATAGCCCAAATAACGTGATGAGGTAATCTGTCATGTGGGTCAAGAACACAGATTACAGGATAGTTAGTTTCATACTTAAACTCCGAGATAAAGTGAACTACCGGATTAAGTTCTTTATAAACTAAACCTTTAAGATGATAGAACCTACCATGAATCCTGGTTTCCTTCTCATCATCCGTAAGCATATCTTCAAACTTGGCAATATCATCTTCTTTAAGGATTGTATTACCCTGAATATCAAATTTATTATCTCTAGTTCCGGCAGTAAATACTTCTATATTCTTCCCATCTGCCCTGTCTATAATTTCCTCTTTCATCCAAGGTTCAATCAAAGGAGTAAAAGTTAGAATAGTTTGCCCTCCCCTATCTATTAAACCACGCTGAGTGGCTATATAGCGTCTTCGCTCTACAGGTTCATCACCCCAGAATAAATCTAAGTCTTGTCCTTCAAAAGCCATTAGGTCTTGTTCCATAGTAAGAAACTCTATGGTAGAACCATCTTTAGTTTTTAGTTTATTGATATAACCTTGGGGGGAACGCCGGACTTGAACAATCTCATCTGCTGGTAAGTAATCTCTTAACTTCGGTTCTATCACACTATCAATCTTAAAAAACCTATCCGTGGCAATTCTAATCTTTACTGGTCTATTAAATCTACGCTCCATAGGAAACCAGTCTGGGTATTTCTTAGTAATAGCCCAGGCACATTCCATTGCACCGAATACTGATTTACCAGCTCTGTTACCTGCTACTATTGCTAAAGTTTTAATCTTAGATTTATGAGCAGCAAACTGAATAGGATTAGGAATATAAAAATCCATTCCCCTAAGTTTCCTTCGAGCAGAAAGAACTGCAATAACTTCTTCGTGTTCTAAAAGAAGTAACTTATCTTCCTCACTTAAAACTTTTAAGTTTCCTGTTTGCTCCATAGATTGTAGGTTGGGGTTTTACTTTTGATTCAAATTTAACTTTCACTGTTTCTTCTTCTAACACCCTAAACTTTGACTCCAACATCAAAACCTTTGTTTCTAATAATAAAATACGCCCAGCTAAATCAACACTTGAGCTTTCTTTTTTTACTTGAGTTTCTTCTATAATTTCTTCTGGCACTTACACCTCCAACTAATCTAATTATAACATAAAGAAACCCCTAATTAAAAAGACTGGTATTAAATCCAATTATACCAATACTTTATAAGACGCTCAAAAGGTCTTTTTAAGGGTGGTGGGGGTGGGGGGGGGGGGGGGGTAGAAAGTTT